GTGACGCGATTGGGTCTGCCAGGGTGTCTGCCGTAGACTCTCGGGCGCCGGGTTCGCCCGGCGCGCCACCCTAGCTCAGTCGGTAGAGCAATTCACTCGTAATGAATAGGTCGGGGGTTCGATTCCCCCGGGCGTCACCAGGCAGGGGTAGGCCAGGCCGGGGCGAGCTGCCACGCGGGTCATCATCAGGGCGGTGGTCGTCGACCGACCGGAAGAACTTGGTAATCGGCACCCGCAAAACGGCAGCGATCTTGCCCAGTTCATCCACTGTGAACGAATCGCGCTCGTCGCGCGCCTTCAATCGACGACTCAGCGTCGCCGCAGTGATCCCGGTCGCCTCGACGATCCTGCTCTGTGGAACGTCGAGGCGAGCCAGCTCCGCGCGCACTTCGGCGGCGACACGCGCATACGTCGAACTGAGGTCGGGAAGTTCGATAACCGTCATATTCGGAATCTTACCGCCATACATGGAAGATGCAAGCGATTGACACCGGGTCGTACTGCGATCTAAGTGGAACTATCTGCATAAATCTTCCGTCTGTGGAAATTACATGCTTGACATTCGGCAGTCCATGGGTGCAATCTTCCATCCATGGAAAAGCTATCGGCCTCGACACGGACGGGCGCGGTCGCGGCTGAGGTTCGCGCACACCTGGCCCGTCAGCGTGTGACCCAGAACGCAGCTGCGGATGCCGTGGGGATTGGCGCCGCCTCGATGTCACGGCGGCTTGCGGGCGAGTACCCATTCACCGTCGGCGAGCTGTTCGCGCTCGCCGACCTGCTTCGCGTCGACATACGCTCGTTCTTCCCGTCCGACCAGGCGGTCGCCTCGTGACCACTCCCGAGTGGAAGCCGTTCGGCAGTGCCGAGAACGTGAAGCGTCGCCCGCTCGCGGGCCGCGCCAAGCTGGAGCGCCGCGTCGACAAGCTCGGCGAGAAGGCAGCGAAGGCGCTCACCCGCCACCAGCGCGCGTACAACGTCCTCGTCGATTACTGCTATGACCATGGGCTGATTCCGCCCGCTTGGGGTGGAACATTCCGACCGACCCCGCGTCAGCTGGTCAACCAGATGAATTGCGAGCGCGTGGTCGCTGCCGAGGAGCGGTTGGCCAAGGCGCGACGCGACCGAGACCGCGCGGCCGCCCATGCAGGCGCGAGCGCTGGTGCTGAGTTCGGGGTCAAGATGGCCACCCATGAGCCCAAGGCCAAGTTGCCTGTGGGCGACTTCGGCGTGCCCGGAATCGGCCAGCCCGTTGACCCTTCGCCCTCGCAAGCCGCCGATCGCGCCAGCGAGGGCGAAGCGCCCGCGTCCGATGGCACAACCACGGGCGCGGGCCACCAATACGTGAGAACCACATTCATCAGGGACGACGAGCGGTCGGTCGTGCTCACGCGTCATGGATGGGACCGCATCTATCTGGACGCTCACGGGGACATGGGCCCCGCTCACCTGAGCCGCCGCGAGCTGTTCGAGTTCGCCGAGCTCGTCGCCCACATCCTCGATCACCGGCTCGTCAGTAACGACATACCGCCGTTCTGACCCAACGACAACTGAATACGGAAATACCCCAGTGGCCGGGCCATTCCCGCCAAGAAACCACCCGGACCACTGGGGCCCTGCAACCAGGATAGGAGCCCCTGGCGTGATTCACCGTAACCCCGTCCCAGCTCAGCGCGTCGGCGGTGTCCGCACCGCGATCATGCGACACGCGGCGTGGACAGTCTCATTTATCGCCCTGATCTACGCGCTGGCCATGCTCGCCGGGCATCAATACGGCGCGTTCGCCGTGCAGATGGCCTTGGTGCTCGCTGCGTCGGCCATCGATCTGTGGGTGCACCGCCGCGGCCGGTACCGCGACCGCTCGGCGGTGCTGCTGTTCATCGCCGTCGTTGCCATCGTGGTCATGGGTGTGTTCGCGCAGGTGGGGGTGTCCGCATGACGAACCACCCGACACCGACCGTGCTGCAGCTGAACAAGGTCGTCGACAAGGTGAGCGCCGCCATGGATGCGCTCGTGGAGACCGCCGAGGCCGCGGGCATCGATCTGCGCCCAGACTCCGACGGACTGGAGCGGGCACTGTCCGAGTTCTTTACCGACCGCGACGCGCGCGAGTCGGCCGGCGCCGTGCTCAAGGGGGCCAGCTAATGCAGAAGCCCACCAAGGCGTTTGCCGACATGATGCACGAACTCGCCGACAAGGTGCAGGCGGTACTCACGGAGATGTACCCGGACGGCGACAACCAAGGCGCGCTGTTCGTCAGCGCGAACTCGCTGCGCGCGACGGCGAAGCGATACGCCGAGACCGCCGAGCGCGACCTCGCTGCCGACACGTTGACAGCGTTCCTGGCGAGCTACTGGCACGCGTACACGGCGCCGCCGACCCAAAGCGCGATCGAAGCCGCACACGCGGAAGCTTCCGCCCTGTTGGCCAAGTTCGACATCCGGCCTAAGGCGGGTGCGTGATGGCCGAGACACCCAAGCCCACAAGAGAACTTGTCGCCAGAATGCGTGATGCAGCTGACACGCTGCAGGATGTATCGCGCATCTACTTCGACGAGTCGAGGGCAGAGGGCGCCAGCAATATCGACTGGCGCCCAGTGAATCTCCGGTCCGTGGCCGACAGCTGGGATGCAGAGATCGACGCCGAGGAGCTTGTTACCGAGCAGCTGACGCAATGCATCGCCGGATTCCTGACTCAATCAACGCAGTACGAACGGGTGGCACGGGAACGCGCGACGCCGCTCGCGTACCTGATCCATGCCAACTTCGACGTTAAGCCGAAGGGGACCAAGGCGTGACGACCCACTATCTCAAGATCGACAGCCATTGGTACGGGCTGCTGTGGGACGGGACCAAGACGCACGAGGTCCGCCTCGATGACCGCGACTACCAAAAGGGCGACCAGATCAGGTTCAAGGTCGCCGACGTGTACCAGCACGGCCTCTGGACAGTGACGCACGTCCTCAAGCATGTGCCCGGTATCGAAGCCGGATATGTCGTGCTCTCCCTGGAGCATCCCGACAAGACCGAGCGCGAGCGCCAGTACCGCCAGCGCTACGAGATCGTCGAGCACCTACGCCGATCGAATGCCGCACTGCGCGGGGTGATTACGCGCCTGCGCAACCAGATCAGCGTGCGCGAGCACCGCGAGGTGGTGGGTCGGTGAGCATCAATATCCCCGAGGGCTATGAGCTGCACTACGCCATCCGCCAACCCGACGGCCAGTTAGTCACCGATGGCTTTACCAATCGTCCGGTCGTCTTTGCCGATCGATCCGGCGCCGAGAAGGCACTGAATCAGATGCGCCAGTTTGCGTCTCGCATGGGCATCACGGAGTACATGGGGCGCATCGTGTATCGGCTCTGCTCGTCGTACATCGATCTCGATGATCCGGCAACCGGTCTGATCGACGAGCTGGAGGCGTGGCGCAAGGGTCAAGGGGGGCAAGGGTGAAGACCTACTTTTGCCCGGTCTGCTGGCAGCGGGCCGTGCGGAACAAGACGCATGACGTGATCTGGCCGCACCTCGACAGCATTGGTGCCGACGAGTGCCCGGGGTCGAATCATCCGTACAGGATCGCGATCAGGGCCTCGGTTTCAGCGCGGATCACGCTGCGCCAGGCCGTTTCCGATGCGCATCAACTGCTGGAGGCCATCGCGGCATGAAGCTCTCCACGCTCGATGATTTCAAGTTCGCCGAAGACGTGGCGTGGCTACGCAGTTTCAACATGACCGACGAAGCGATTGCCCGACGGTTGGGCATGAGCACCAACACCTTTCAGAAGCGGCTCAGCCGCGCACGAGCAGAAGGCAATGCATTGTGACTACCAAGTTCATTCCACCAATCAAGAGGGTGGACCGGGGCAAAAACCACTGGTACGTGGACGGCAACAACACCCGAATCCCCGGTGTGACAACAATTCTCGGCAATGGCGTCCCTAAGCCGGCGTTGACCAACTGGGCGGCGAACGTCACCGCGGAGTATGCGATCGACAACTGGGACGAACTCACCGAACTCGCGGTCGCGGCCCGGCTCAAGACGCTGCAGGGCGCGCGATACGAATCGACCGACAGGGCCAAGAAGCGCGGCACCGAGGTCCACAAGATCGGCGAGCGCCTGGTCAGGGGAGAGAAGGTCAAGAACGTACCCGACGAGCTGCGCGGACACTGCGAGGCGTACGTGCGATTCCTTGATCGTTTCGAGGTCGATCCCGTCGAGGTCGAGCTGACCATTGTGTCCTACAAGTACGGCTACGCAGGGACTCTCGACCTGATCGCCTGGCTCAACACGGGACCGAACGGCGAGCGCGAGCTGTGGCTGCTCGACCTCAAGACCAACGAGAAGGGGATCTACGGCGAGACCGCACTGCAGCTCGCCGGCTATCGGTACGCCGAGTTCTACATCGACGCCGACGGCAACGAGGTGCCCATGATCCCGGTGCAGCGCACCGGGGCTGTTCACATCACATCTGATGACGCGCAGCTCATCCCCACGCAGAGCGACGAAATGGCGCTGCGTTGGCTCTGGTACGCGGGCCAAGTCGGCGAATTCGTCAGCGCGAGCCGGGATCTCATCTACCCCGCAGTGGAACCCCACGCCCCTGACGCGCCGGTCGCGCGCGTCGTCTACGACAACAAGGAAGGCTGATCATGACCGAAGTTGCAACCCGCCCGAGCGCCTGGCCCGGTGAGACCGTCTCCGATTGGGACGGCACGATCGAGCGCCGTCCCGCGACCGTGCAGCCTACACAGGGTGAGCGGATGCGCGAATGGCTGCACCTGTTCAAGGAGTGCCGCGAAGCTGCGGAGATCCTCTCGCGCACAAGTTTTGTGCCGAAGGAAATGCAGGGCAAGCCCGCCGAGGCAGCTGTATCCATGATGAAAGGTTGGGAGCTTGGCCTCGACCCGCTCGACGCACTGGCGTCCATCTTCGTCGTGCACGGACGTGTCGGGTTCTACGCGGAGTTCATGCGGCGCCGTGTTATTCAGGCCGGGCACACGTTCCGTGTCGTCGAGTCGACCGACTCGCGCAGTGTCGTCGAGGGCACGCGCGCCGATACCGGCGAGACCCACAAAGCAGCGTTCACCAAAGAGCAGGCCGCGCGAGCCAAGATCGACATTGCCGCGTACCCAGCCGACAAGCTGCTTGCCCGCGCCACCTCACGGCTCGTTAAGCAAGCCTTTCCCGACGTGCTCTCGGGCTCGCTGATCGTCGAGGATCTGCTCGACGGGCTGATCTCGGTGGAGTCCGAGCGATTGGACGCGCCAGCGCAGGAAACCGCCGAAGCGCCAGCGCTGCAGCGGCGTACGCGCACCGCCCGCAAGGCGCCCGCGCCGAAGGCTGAGTCCTCGCCAGCTCCGGCAACTGACCTCGATGAATTCCCGGCCGAGCCCGAACCCGAACCGGAAACGCAGCCCGCGCCGGCGGAACCGGAACCCGCGGATGCGGAACCCGAGACCGAGAACGCGGCCGAGCAGGGCATCACCGATCCCCAACTCAAGAAGCTGCACGTTCTGTTCGGCAAGCACGGCCTGAACGAGCGTCAGGCCGGCCTCGACTGGCTCACCGCCGCCACCGGCCGCGAGATCACCTCATCGAAGGATCTCACCTTGCGCGAGGCCATCAAGGTCATCGACACCTTGGAGAGCGACGAGGCCCTACAAGACGAAAACCGCTGAAACACCCACCACGAGAAAGGAAGTAGGAAATGACGCTCACGATCGCCGCATGGCAGTTCTGGGTGTGGTTTGGATTCCAGACCGCCATGCTGCTGTTCCTGCTCGTCAAGTAGTCCGATCCATCCGAAATATCAACCACCACAACAGATAAGGAGCACACATCATGGCCGAAGTAACCGAGAAGCCCAAGGGCCTGCCGAGCACGAACGACCTCGACAAGTTCCCGATCCAAAAGCCGCTCATCGAAACGGCATTCACCCGTTTCAACGGCAACTCGCCTGAACAGCTGGAGAACCCGCCCGACCTCGACGGCGAGCGCACGTACGTCGTGACGGCGCAGTGCGTCGGTGTGGACCGGCGACGGCGCAAGGACGGCGAGGAGCGCGTCACCGCGGTCATGCAGATCACCTCGTGCCATGAGCAGGGCAAGGTGCCGGCTGCCGATGACAGCCAAGGCGGTCTGTTCGACGATGCCGGCACCGACAGCGAGGGTGAGGGCGCCGGCTCGTGATCGAGGTGATCGTGAGCCAGACTCCCGACGGATCGGGAAAATGGCAGTGGACCGCGGCGCTGCCCGACGGGCAGATGCTCGGCCTGGGCGGCTACGCGGATCAAGGCGCTGCCGAGAAGACCGTCGACACGGTGTTCGGCACCCGAGAGGCTGCCACCCTGATCGTGGATCTCGGTGAGGCTGAGATCAACGGCGAGACGGAGCACCGCCAGAAGATGGTGCATCTCAGGTGAATCCACCCAATGTCACCGACCACCGCGATTGCCCCACGGTCGCGGTGGTCGGTGACGACCAACCACTCGGCGAGCACCCGCCCGTCACCTGGTGGCAGGTGCAGAACATCCCGTACGGGGTGTACGTCGAAATCATCGTGCCGGTAGCCATTTCGGCTATCGAGGCCACCCTCGACGTGCTCTCAACCACCCTCTTTGGCAACCTGTGCACCGCACCCCGCGATCGCGAGCACATCACGCAGAAGCCGCTTGAGGTGATGCTGCACCTGACTGAGATCGTCGATGCGGGCGAGCTGATTCTGGATCCGTTCATGGGTGCCGGCACGACCGGCGTGGCCGCGGTGATGCGTGGCGCCCGGTTCATCGGGGCCGACCACCACGTGCACAACGTCGAGATCAGCGAGCGCCGGATCCGCGGGGCGAACCTCACCGCGGCGCCGACCGGCGACCAGACCGCGATCGACTTCGGGGCGCCGTCATGACCGCCCCACCGCTGGCCTACTTCGGCGGCAAGACTCGGCTTGCCGACAAGATCGCTGGGCTGCTGCCGGCGCACGAACATTACGTCGAACCCTTCGCGGGAGGCCTCTCCGTTCTACTGGCCAAGAAGCCCAGCCGCATGGAAACCGTCAACGACCTCGACGGCCTGCTGATGACGTTCTGGCGGGCACTCCGCAACCAACCAGAGCAGCTGGCACGCCTCTGCGCACTTACCCCCCATGCACGCACCGAGCACGCGCTCACCCGCGGCGCGGACCTCGAAAACCTCGACGACATCGAGGTCGCCCGGCTGGTGTGGGTGCAGATCACGCAATCCCGCGGCGGCACCATGCGATCGAGCACCGGGTGGCGGTCCTACATCAATCCGGGCGCCAACTCGACCGGGATGCCCGGGTACCTCAGCGCCTACGTCGACCGAATGGCCGCGGCGGCTGAGCGGCTGCACCACGTCAGCCTCGAGTCGCGGCCGGCGCTCGAAATCATCGAGAAGTACGGCGCCCACGCAAAATGCTGCCTCTATGTGGACCCGCCGTACCTCGGCGACACACGCAGCTCGCCCGGGGGTGGCAATGGCTACCGCATCGACATGCCGACCCACGCCGAGCACGTCGAGCTGGTGTGCGCGCTGACGGGCTGCCACGCATCCGTGGTGCTGTCCGGCTACCCCTCGGAGCTATACGACGGAATGCTTCGCGACTGGGACCGCATCGAGATCCCCCACATGACCGGTCAAGGTAACGGCGCCAATCAAGGCCGTACCGAGGTGATCTGGTCGAACCGGCCGATCACCGCACAGCGATCGCTATTCGATTTTGGGAGTCGACCATGACTCTGCATTTCACCCTGCACGTCAACGGCAAGTCGATACACGAGGGCGTGCACATCCAGCGCACGTCATCGGGGCGCCCACTACCCGATGACGTGAACACCTATGTCGCACAGGTAAAACGTGACGGCACCTGGCGCACCACCACCGTTGAACACCGATATGGCGACGGACCGTGGGAGTTGGTCCGCAAGGTGCTCAACGCGACTAGCGAGGCCGTGTAATGCCCATCCGCCCGGAGAACCGCGACCGCTACCCCAAGGACTGGCCCGACATCTCGCGCCGCATCCGTTTCGAACGCGCCCAAGGCCGCTGCGAGTGCGAGGGCGAGTGCCTACGGGGTACTCACCTCGACCGCTGCCCGAACATCAACGGACAGCCCGCATACGGCACCGGCAGCCGCGTCGTGCTCACCGTCGCACATCTGAACCACACCCCCGAAGACTGCCGCGACGAGAACCTGCGCGCGATGTGCCAGGGCTGCCACCTGCACTACGACCTGGAGCACCACGCGCAGACACGGCAGCGGGCACACACGGCAGCGCTTGAGGCACAGATGGATTCGCTATTCGAGGAGGTGCGCTAATGGCCACCAAGACGACCGAGCGAGACATTCTGGACCAGCTGCACCGCCGCTACGGGCGAACAACGATGGGAGCCAGGCGGTATGCCGTTGCCGAGCACGTGCGCAACCGGCCCTTCGATCCTGTCCGCATTGCCGATTTCATTGCAGTAGACAACTGGAAGACGGGCGGCTATGCGCTACATGGCCACGAGGTCAAGGTGTCTCGGTCTGACTGGCTGACCGAGCTACGCGCCCCTGAGAAGGCCGAAGTCTTCAAGCGGCACATGGACTATTGGTGGCTGGTCGTCTCGGATCGGTCGATTGTACGGCCGGGAGAATTGCCGACGGGTTGGGGCCTGCTGATCTCGTGTGGCCCGTACCTACAGGTATCCCATCCGGCACCCCGACTGGAGCCCGTGCCGATGCCGCGCGAACTACTCGTGTCTCTGACTCGATCGGTTTCCAAAACGGCAGCCGGTGACGCTTTCGGGCGTGACTGGGACCAGGAACTGCAGCCACGGTCGGGCACCATCCTGGCCAACCTCATCACGCGGGCCCGCTATGCCATCGAGTCGGGCAACTCCGACTCGCTGCACCGCGAATTGTTGGAGCAAGTCGAGTTCCTAGACCACGAGTTCGAAGCCGAACGGGACCGGGCCAACGAGCATTTCGAAGCCCGCATGAGCGCAGAGGCCCGCGTGCGCGAGCTTGAGTCGCAGCTCCCCGCTCGCGTGCTCTACACGCCGGGCGCCGACCTACTACCCGAATTCGCTAACCCCACAACTGAAACGGAGGTGTCACGCCGTGGCTAACTCGGCAGGAATGCTCAAGGAATCGATCTGGCGCGACGGCCATTTCCGAGCACTCTCGCGCACCGCGCAATGCACCTATGCGCAGCTGCTCAGTCAGAAGGATCTCGACCGCGCCGGAATGCAGCCGCTCCAGATCACCAAGTGGGCCAAGGGGTGCGACGCGATGACGGCCGGCGAGCTACAGGCCGACCTCGACGAGCTGGAGCGTGAACGGTTCGTGTTCTACGACGAGGACACCGACGAGCTGTTCGTGCGCGCCTACATGCGGACCACCGAGGTCACCCGGTATCCGCAGTACCTCAAGAGCGCGCTGAAATGCGCCGTCATGGTGGCATCGCCGAAGCTGCGCCACGAGCTCGCCGTCGAACTACGGCGGCTGCGCAAGCCCGAGGCAAACCAGGTTGCCGACGAGATCGACCCCACCGACCCGGACCCTGACGACACGGTGACAGAACCGTGCGAGAACCCTGCCGACACCGTGCCCGAAGGGTCCGAGAACGGTTCGGCCACCGTGAACCCTTCCGGCACCGTGCCCGAACCCTCTAGGGAAAGGGTAAGGGTAGGGGTAAGGGAACTCACCTTGGTAAGTACTCAAGTTGGGGAGCGCTCCGCGCCGCCCCCCGAGTTCTGCCCCAAGCATCCAGCCGGTACCGACGACCCGTGCCGTGCATGCCAGCGCTACCGCGAGCGACACGCAGCCTGGCTAGCCGCAGAGACCACTAGGGCGCTCGCCGAGATCGACGAGCAACGCAAGGCCGAGCGCGACGAGCGGCTCGACGCCAAGGCGCAAGCCGTCGCCGCGTGCCGCATGTGCGACCAGGACGGCTACAACGGGCTGACCGTGTGCGATCACGTCGACCGAACCCGCACCGCGGCGCAAGGATCGGCGTTGGCCCGACAGGCGCTCGTCAAGGCGGTTGGCGATGAGTGACCAGCACCCGCGCCCGTACGTACCTCGGCGCCCGCGGGCATGCGCCTCGCGCGGCCCCGTCGTCGCGGCGTACGCCGACAAGATCGACTACCCGTGCCAGAACTGCGGTGCTGAGTCCAATAGCTGGTGCAAGACACCTGACGGCCGCGACCAGATCGCCCCATGCTGGAACCGCGGCGCCAAGGTGAGTGCACGATGATCACGGACGCCACGGATCTACGCGCCAACATCGCGGGCAGCCTGGCCGAGAAGCTGCGCGACGACGACTCGCTCGAAGTGGTCGCCGACGTGGTGCTCGACGCGGTGATTGTGGCCATGTACGAAATGCTGAGCTGGGCAACGGGCATGCGGCACGAGCCCAAGCCGGGCGAGCTATCGGGGCTGGACCGATGAACGGCGAGATCGAGATCCCGGCCGACCAACCCGAGGTGATCCTCGACGGCGAGATCGTCGATCCGAAGCCGGGCGTGAGTGTGGAACGCCTGGAGATCGCTCATCGCGCCGGCACGCAGACCATCGTGGCGATCCACCTGTCGCTCACCCGGGAAGGCGTGGGCGCTGCTGAGATCGGAGCGGCCGTCGTTGCCACCCTGCGCGATATGGGGACGTTCCTGTGATCATCGGCGGCATTGACCCATCGCTCACGAATACCGGTATAGCCAAGTTCGATAGCGGCAATCCCATTGCGCTGCACTCGATCGGCTACGGGGGACACGATGGCGATTCGTACACCGACCGCAGCAAGCGCGTTCGCGCCGTGTGCCGATCGGTGATCACCTACGTGCTGCGAGATCCCGTGCCGGAGTTGGTCGTCATCGAGGGGCCGGCCTACGGCCAATTCCTGCCCTCGACGTTCGATCGCAGCGGGCTATGGCATGGCCTGTTCGGCGCGCTGGACGCCAAGGGCGTTGCGGTCGGGGTGGTACCACCACAGACCCGTTCGAAGTGGGCCACGGGCAACGGGAGGGCCGACAAGGGCGAGGTTCTGCACACCGTCCGAGAGTGGCTGCCGGTCAAGGTTCTCAATCACGACATCGCCGACGCCGCGGTGCTCGGCCTTATGGGCGTGCTCAAGTACGACCACAGCGCGCGAATGCCGTTCTCAGTCAAGGAACGTCACTACAACGGTTTGGAGGCAGCAGCATGGCCGAAGTGAGCAAGGCGCAGCCCGATCTCTCGCGATTCCAAGGCCCATACATTGCCGAGGGGTCGAAGGTGGGCGTTCAGCTCTTGGACGGCACCCTGATCACCGGATACTGGTACCAGGGCGCGATACATGAGCACCCGCGAGATACCGCGGACATACCGAAGCGACCCAGACCACCGGCCCCTTGGCGGATTTGGCCGGTAAATCGTGAGTGGCGCATTGAGAAGCGACTCACGCACGGCTACGAGACTTGGTGCCGGTTCGATACCAGCGCCGAGGCGTACGCGGCGTTCGCAGCCGGTGGTGCGCGATGAGCTGGACCCAAGACGAGTATTGCTACTGGACATCGCCCGAGTACCCCGGCGCGCTAGTGGCCCCGTTCAATCTCGGCCCAGACATGCCGATATGGCTAGCCACGGTCGGCCATCAGCAAATCGGAATCTGGCCGACCCCCGAAGGTGCATTCGCCGGGATCGAGCAGCAGCACGTCGAGCTTGCCAGACTTGCCGCGTGGGATGGCTACATGCGGTCCAACGATCCACCGGAGCCGAGTCTCAATGTCTGGCAGCGGATTCAACGGTGGTTCCGATGAGCCCGCTCGACCAGCCGCTCGCATGGAAACGCGACGACGACCGCGCATGGTGGCGTGCGTCAGTCGAGGGGATCGGCACATATGCGCTGTACCACTTCGCCAAGAGCGAACCCATGATCACCCTGGACGATCTGATGGTGCGCTGGGTGGAAACCCGCAAGTGGTATGCCGAGTTCAGTTCGGATGGCCAGTGCGTCATCTTGTATTCCGGCCACGATCTACGCGAAGCCCGGTCGGCAGCCGAGATCCATTGCGCGGCTAAGCAACGTGCGGAACGCTGGCGGCGATACATGCTCGACAACGACCCGCCGGCCATCGAGGTTGTAATCCTCGATGCGGTGGCTCGACTGAGCGAAGGGGACCGATGACCGACTGCAGGAAGTGCCGCCGCAAGTCAGACCTATTCCTGTGCAACCTATGCATTGAGGAACTGACCGGATACCTCGCCGAATTGGCTTGGCTGGTAGAACAACTCGACGTGACCGTGGCCCGGCAGGACAAGCTCACAACCGGAGCAGTCGGGCACAGCAGCGACAACCCCTCGCCAATCAACTTCGGGGCAATGGAAATAGCGCGACGGGCGCAGAACACCATCACGACCATCATCCGCGACCTGTGCGAGACCCGCGGTATCGAGTACGTCGTCATGCGCCCGGTCGGCCTCGACTTCATTGGACCACTGCAGCCAGACCAGCAGCGCGTGCGTTCATGGCGCCCAAGGCCACTGGCCGACATGTGCGAATGGCTCGCCAAGCACGCCCATGCCATCGCCAGCGACGAGGGCGCCGTGGTCTACTACAACGACACCAAGGGACTGCACGACGAGATCACGCGCGTCATCAACCGGCCCGACCGCCATTTCGCCGGCCCCTGCCCCACGGTCAAGGGGTACTCACGCACCGGCAAGCCGATCGAGTGCGGCAAGTTCCTGTACGCCGGATCGGAAGATCCCTCGACCGTCTGCCCGGTCTGCAAGGCCACGGTGGACGTGAAACGCAACCGCCAGCGCTCTTGGCTGGAGGGCGATCTCATGACCGAGCGCGTGCTGCTCAAGCGACTGAGCGACATCGACGAGCCGGTCTCGCGGGTGCGGTTCTACGAGTGGATCCGCAAGGGCAAGATCCGGCCGCAAGGATGGCTGCACAAGGGTGTGTTCGTCGAGCACTACATCAAACGCGGCGATCCGCGGGTATTCAGCTTCCGCGCGGTGCGCCAGCTGCGCGAGGCTGAGCTGAAAGCGACGGGTGCGGCGACGACGGAAGCAACATCGGCGGTAGAAATTCCACACGAAATGTTGCAAACGGCAACGGCAGTCGACAGTCGACGGTTGTCTCGCTCGTACGGACAGGGGCAATCCCTTGTGACGCTGAAACTTGCGCAGATCCTCGACTCTCCAGAGGGGTGGGACGCCGACCATTCGCAACCTGCAGATAGGGCCGCGGTCGCCAACTACCGCGACTTCGTGCGCACCGTACCCGAGCTGCGCATGGCTGACGCCGAGCCGATGCTGACCGACGAGGGACACATCCGCATGGAATGGCACCGCGACGGGATCGACTGCATAGCGGAGATCGGCCCCAACTCGCTATGGCTGTGCTCTCTCGGAGCGAGCCCGAGCGGGACTGACGACCATCACGTAGCACTTGACCGATACGACGGCGCGAAACTTGTTCAGTTCTTTGACAATCCGCAATGGTGCAGTGAGTTCAATTCGAGGAGGACCAGGGTATGACGCCCGAAGTGGAGCGGCTAACGAATCTGCTCGCCAAATGGTTTGACCCGGGACCATGCCAGTTCGATCACCACGGCGGTTGCCAGGAACACGGGTTTCTTGATCTGGAGCCGGGGGAGAAGTGCCCGAATGAGCAAGTCAGGGAGATCCTGGCAGCCAAGGGCGGCGCCGGATGACGACGGGCCCGCTCGCCATCCCACCATTGCCCGAGGGCGGCTACCGACATGCACGCGACATCCCCGACGCGGTGTTCCTGCGCGCCGTCGAGATGGCGAGCGGGCTCTATGGCGATCGGGTGCTGCCGGCGACGCGCTGGAACGTCGAGCAGGTGCTCGCCGGCCGGCTACCCATCCCGCGCAGCGATTTCGAGGACATACCGGGCGTACCGCCGAAAGTGGTGCTCGCGAAGTTCCGGCGCGTATATGGCCGCGGGCTGGTGAGCGGGTGTGATTGCGGCTGCCGAGGCGATTTCCAGCTCACCCCCGAGGGTGAGCTAATGCTCATGGTCGCCGAGTCTGTCGGTGGCCAGTAGTAGAACCTGTGCATGGCACGCCCGCCTCGCGATCGGTTCCCCAACGCGTTCGTGGGTGACCTCGTGCCCAATGGCAAGGGCTGGACCGTCGTCAGCCCGACCTACTGCCCTAACTGGCATAGCGCCGACGAGCCCGGATGGACGCAGCGTTGCCGGCCGTGCGCATGCGACGGCAAGCACCACATGTGGACATGCCATTGCGGCGCGACCGTCTACGCGCCCAAGCTCGGACCGCGGTGCGAGATCCTGAACGGGCCCGGGTCCGGCCGCGAGGAGTCGCAGCGCGGCCGTGCGTAGCGGTCAGACCGTCGGGCATGGCAACACCCCGAATCACATGGGTGTGAGCAACAGGGCTCTGACCTGCGTATACTTCGAACTGCCAGTCGTAAACCCTGCCCGAAAAACCCCGGCTTAGCTGGGGTTTTGCTGTTTCTGCAGGATGTCCTTGATCTCGGTCAGAGTGACCGCGATGTGAATCAGTGCCTTCGCCTGAGCTACCGCAGCCGGGTCGGACTCCGACGCCCCAACCCGGCCGCGCGCCGATCGAGACAGCTTTGGAGAAACCGTGAAGCTCACCCAGGTCAAGTCCTACAACTGCGGCACCTGCGGCAAGCGGTTCCGGCAGGAGTTCCAGCTCACCGTGCACAAGGCATCGTTTCCCGACGGTGGGTGTGAGCGGTGGACCGAGGCCATGCGCCCACGTCCCAACCGCGCCGCACGGCGCAGCGTCCCTCGTCGGTAGCCCTCGTGCCCAGCGCGCCCCCTCGTGTGTGCGCACGGTGCGGCCGGACCACCGCAGCGCGCAAGCCCTGCGCCTGTCGCCCTGCGTTCGAAGGCAGCACCCACCCCGGTACTGACCGACGCATGCAAGCCCTGCGCCTGGCTCACCTGGCCGAGCATCCGCAATGCCAGTGGCCCGACTGCCCCAAGTTGGCCGTCGAGGTGGACCACATCACGCCACTTGCCGAGGGCGGTGCGCGTTACGACCGGCGCAACTTCCAATCGCTGTGCGACCCGCACCACAAGGCCAAGACCAACGCCGACGCGCTGCGCGGCAAGACGAGACCGAGGTGAGCATGTCCGAGTCGACGACCGAGCCGACACCGGCTGAGTACGCCGAGATGCCCGTGCGGATCACGCGTGACTCGGTGTTCATCGGTGACTACAAGATCCCCGGTTGCATCGCAGCGCGCGGCATCACGGTTCGACCCGGTGAGCCTGACCAGCCCAACACGCTGATCGTCGAGTTCCTGACCGGCGAGATTGTGGTCGATGACCCGTGTGTCACTGCGCAGACCATCAAGGCAACGCACACCGCCGTGCGGTATGACGTTGCTGAGGAGTCGAGCGAGGTGCAGGACGGCCCAGTCGAGACGCTCACGCGGATTGCCAAGGATCTGCGTAGTGGGATCGATGAGCGCACCGGTGGCTGAATATCTGCAGGTAGGGGGGTGGGTTGCCGTCGAGAACGGTCGACCCCAGGAAGCCCGCCGCGGTAGCCTTGCGTTTTTCTGCACAACCCGTGCACATGGGGGGGTTTAGCCGGTGGCCACCCAACAGCCGGCGAAGCTGCTACTGCTGAACGGCCGCGGCGACGGCAAGGACAGCGCCGGGCGTCCGGTGGCCCAACCGCCCGCGTTCAAGCGGCTGGCGCCGAATCCGCCGAGCTGGCTCTCGCGTGAGGCCAAGGCCGAGTGGAGACGCGTTGTACCGGGCCTGGTGCGCCTGGATCTGGTCAAGCCCGAGGACCGGGCCACGCTGGCGGCGTACTGCGAGGTGTGGTCGCGGTTGGTCGCGGCTACCCGGGACATCGCAAAGAACGGGCTGACGGTGCGCAACACCTCGACGCGCAAGGACGGCAGCGAGTCCACGTGGTTCACCAAGAACCCCGCGGTGGCCATCGCCGAGCAGGCCGAGACGCGCCTACGCCAGTACGCCAACGACTTCGGTCTGACGCCTGCTGGCGAGCGCAACGTGTCCAAGCGAGACGACGACCGCAGTGAGTACGAAGAAAACCCCTTCGCAACCGCCGTCGCCGACGACTGACGACCCTTGGGCTGACGCTGACCTCGATGCGCTCAAGCTCAGCCCCGAGGTTGCGTGGTATCTGCAGTCACGCGGGTATCCGCCCCCTGACTGCCCGCCCCTGATCAAGACGCCCGAGCCGCGTGAAGTTCCGGGTGCTCGGTTCGATCCGGCCAAGGTCGATCGCGGCATAGCCGCGTTCCGCCAGCTGCGTCACACCAAGGGCCGATTCGCTGGCCAGCGGTTCGATCCTGCTGTCTGGCAGGTGGCCTACTTGATCGCCCCGGTGCTGGGTTGGGTGCACCGCTCCCCGGACTCGGGAAACTGGGTGCGGATCATCACGATTGCCGTCTTCGATATGCCGCGCAAGAACGGCAAGACGACGACGGCAGCCGGGTTCGGGATTTACCTGACTGCTGCCGACGGCGAGCAGGGCGCGCAGGTGCTCGCGGCTGCGACGACGAAGGATCAAGCGCGGTTCGTGTTCGATCCGATCTGCACGATCGTCAACAAGTCGCCGGGCCTCAAGCGGCACTTGCGCGCGCTTAAGCACCGGATCACGCACGCGGCATCGGGCTCGTATTTCCAGCCGATCGCCAACGCGGGCGATGCCCAGCACGGCGCGGACATTCACGGCGCGATCGTCGACGAGCTGCACCTGCATAAGGTCATGGTGCTGATCGAGGCGCTGGAGACCGGCACTGGCAGCCGTGAGCAGCCGCTCATCATCTACATCACGACCGCCGACGCGGGGAAGCGGCACACACCGTACGACGAGAAACGCCAGCTGATCGAGAAGCTGGCCCGTGGGGTGCTCAAGCGTCCGACGACCTACGGTGTGGTGTTCGCGGCCGAGAAGCCCGAATACGAGAACGGCAAGCTGGTCAAGGGCGATGACCCGTTCGCCGAATCGACTTGGCGTAAAGCCAATCCGGGCTACGGGATCTCACCTACCAAGCGGTTCATGATGGAAGCCGCGGAGAAAGCCAAGGACTCGCCGGCCGAGCTTGCCTCGTTTCTGCGCCTGAACTTGGGTATTCGGACCAAGCAGCAGACGCGATACCTCGATGTTGAGTTCTGGGACGCCAATGCCTCGATCGTGGTCCCCGAAAACCTCAAGGGACGCAGGTGCTTCGGCGGTCTGGACCTCGGCGCCACGTCGGATCTGTGCGCGCTGCTATGGGTGTTTCCCGACGGCAACGCCTTCGACATCCTGGCGCGCTGCTGGGCCCCGGAGGACTCGATCGAGGATCTGGACAAGCGCACCGCCAATGCCGCATCCGTATGGGTCAAGCAGGGATGGCTCACCACTACGCCGGGCAACGTCACGGACTACGACTTTATCGAGGCGCAGATCAACCGGGACCGTGACGACTTCCTGGTGCAGGAGATCGCCTACGACCGATGGAACGCCCAGCAGATCATCAACAACCTGGTGAACGATGGTGCGCCGATGGCCACCATGGGGCAGGGGTTCGCGTCGATGAGCGCGCCGACCAAGGATCTGCAACGCATGATCAAGATCGGTGCCCGCCTCGACGAGAACGGGGCACCGGCCAATCCGATCATCCGACATGGCGGCAACCCGATCATGCGGTGGATGGTCGATAACTTCGCGGTCGCGATGGACCCGGCCGGAAACGTCAAGCCTGACAAGGCGAATGCGGGAGACAAGATCGATGGTGTGGTCGCGCTGATCATGGCGCTGTCCCGGGCCATCGCCAACCAGCCACAAGAGACAGAGGTATGGGGATTCCTGAGCTGACAATGACACAGGTGGCCGCGGGCATCGCGGTGGCCAGCGTGGCGCTGGTGGTGACCGGCATTGCGCTATTGGCTGGTGCCGCATGGGCTTTGATCGCTGCTGGCAGCTTCGGGATTATCGCCGCAGTGCTGCTGTATCCGACGGACGCCGCCCCGCTTCGGGCCCGTGCCGGCAGGCGTGAGCGCTCGTGAATCTGTTGCAGCGCCTCAAGGGTGCCAGCGACGAGCGTTCGATCAAGACGATCGACGACTTCGCCGAGCTGTACAACTCATTCGCGCTCAACGGGAATGTGTACGGGCTCGGCGGTATTGGCGGTGGCATCACTCAGACGCTCACCGGGCCGGCAACCGAGCTGGCTCCCACCCATTTCGTCGGGCTGGCCACGCAGGCGTATGCGGCCAATGGCCCGGTGTTCGCCTGCATGCTCGTACGCATGCTGGTGTTTTCCAGCATCCGATTCCAGTGGCAGCGGCTACGAAATGGCAAGCCTTCGGACACATTTGGCAACGCGGGCTTGCGCATCCTGGAGCGCCCGTGGACCGGTGGCACCACGCAGGACATGCTCACGCGAATGATTCAAGACGCCGACCTGGCGGGCAATTCGTATTGGATGATCGAACGCGGCCAGTTTGTACACATGCGCCCCGATTGGGTCGATGTCGTGGTCGAGCCCCGCATGCTGCGTGACGGCCGAGGGCAAGTCGGGTGGAACAAGCTCGGATACGTCTACACCGAGGGCGGTCGGTCCTCGGGTAATGATCCTGTCGGCCTGCTGGCTGACGAGGTGGTGCACTTCGCGCCGATCCCCGATCCGCTGGCCAACTACCGCGGCATGTCCTGGCTGACTCCGATCGTGCGCGAGATCCAAGCAGACCAGTCGATGACCCGGCACCAGACCAAGTTTTTCGACAACGGCGCAACGGTCAACATGGTGATCAAGCACCCGCCAGGGGCTACCGAGAAGGCCGTGCAGGCGTGGGCCGACATCATGGAAGAGAAGCACGCGGGCGTCAAGAACGCGTACAAGACGCTCAACCTGTACCCGGGTGCCGACGCCACGCTCGTCGGCACCAACCTCAAGGACATCGATTTCAAGAACGTGCGCGGCGGCGGCGAGACACGCATTGCCGCGGCTGCCGGTGTGCCCCCGGTGATTGTCGGGCTGTCCGAGGGCCTTGCCGCGGCGACCTATTCGAACTACGGGCAGGCGCGGCGCCGGCTCGCGGACGGCACCGCGCATCCCTTGTGGCAGAACCTTGCCGGGTCGATCGAGCACGTGCTGCCGCTGCCTGATGACGCATCGCGCCTCTGGTACGACGCCAGCGGCGTTCCGTTCCTGCGCGAGGACGAAAAGGACGCCGCCGAGATTCAGAAGACCCGCGCCGAGACGATCAACTCGCTGATCACCGCGGGCTACGAGCCCAAATCGGTTGTCGCGGCGGTCGAAGCCAACGACTACCGACTGCTCGTGCACACGGGCATGTACTCCGTGCAGCTGCAAAAGCCGGGCGCTGAAAACCCGGCACCCAAGACGGGAGACCCGACCGAGGGAGGTCACACCGAATGACGACCACAACCAAGCGCGCAGAACGCCCACCGATGGAAGGCGTACGGGAAGCGCCGTTTTCCCTGCGCGCCAACGATGAAGATGACCCGAACGACGGGCTGACCCTCGATGGCTACGGCGCGGTGTTCAACCGCGAGACCATCATCGACAGCTACGAAGGCAAGTTCAAAGAGAAGATCGCGCCCGGGTCGATGAAGCGGTCATTTCGGGAGACGCCGCCCAAGATTCAGTTCGACCACGGCCGGCACCCGCTGATCGGATCGATACCGATCGCGTCGCTGCGCTCGGCCACCGAGGACGCGCACCCCGAACTCGCGCCCGAGGGCGGAGCGCACATCATCGCCCGCATCTTCGACAACTGGCTCATGGAACCCGTACGCGATGCGATCGCCGCCGAGCCCCCCGCGATCAACGGCATGTCATTCCGGTTCAGCGTCGTACGCGAACAATGGGAGACACCGGACGGCAAGGTGATTCGCGATGAGCAGATCCTCCGCGAAGAGCTGCGACGCACCTGGTACGAGGAGGTGCCCGACGAGGAGCTGCTCGTGCGCACCCTCAAGGAACTCAAGGTGCCCGAGATCGGCCCCGTCGTGTGGCCGGCGTACCAAGACACCTCCGTATCTGTGCGCTCGACGGTCATTGACCTCGGGCGACTCGATGACCCCGAGCAGCGAAAGTTGCTCGCAAGGGCCGTATTCCTCGCGGATACGGCAACTGTGGACGAGACCCCGCAGCAATCCACCGACGACCCGTCGGCAGGAAAGCGCCAGGTCGAGTCCGACGACGCGCAGCGATCCACGGCTGTAGGTGAGCGCCCGTCGAAGTCACGTTCTGCCAAGGCCCGAGCGGTCGATCTGGCGCAGGTACGTGCAGCGATGAAATCCATCTACCGAAAGGAATCGTGATGTACGACTATCCCATTCATCCCGTGACCGGTCTGCGTGCGCTCGGCATGGGCAAGCGCGGCCCGATCTGGCCCGTCATCGGCGCATCCGAAGACGATGACAGCGAGCGCGGCGGGGCACCGACCCTGACGCACCCCCAGGCCGTCAAGCGGCTCGAAGAGATCTTCGCCCGCATGGAAGAGCTGGGCGCCGACGATGACCTGAGCGCCGACGAGGATCAGGAATTCGCCGATCTGCGTTCGGAGTTCGGTCGAGTCGACGAGCACCGCAAGCGCCTGGAGCGCGCGGCCGAGCTGGCTGCCGTGCGTACCGCGGCCGGTCAGGTGCAGACCTCGCGGCGCCTGCGCGTCGAAGCCGGCAGCTCTCAGGGCAGCCGTAGCGACTACGACCGCGACGCCATCATGGAGCCCGACAGCATCGAGGAGTGCCGATTCCGCAACCCGTGGGATCTGTCCGAGGTGCGCACCTTCGGCCGTGACGCCGAAGAGGTGGCCGGCGAGCTGCGCTCGCGGGCACTGTCCGCGGTGTCCAAGATGCCCGGCGCTAGTGACGACATCCGCCAGGCTGCCACCACGATCCTGGAGCGCTGGGACGACAAGCACTCGACGCTGGCCCGCCAGTGCCTCGCAACGTCGAGCCCGGCCTACCTGCGTGCGTGGTCCAAGATGGCCCGCAATCCGCAGGGCGCCATGCTCACCGACGATGAGCGGCGGGCAATCAACGAGGTTCGGGCGCTGTCGTTGAACGACACTGATGGCGGCTACTTGGTGCCGTTCCAGCTCGACCCGACCATCATCTTGACCAGCAACGGGTCGCTGAACGACATTCGGCAGTACGCCCGGCAGGTCGTCGCTACCGGTGACGTGTGGCACGGCGTCTCGTCGTCTGCCGTCCAGTGGTCATGGGACGCCGAATTCGAAGAGGTGTCCGACGACGCTCCCGAGTTCGGTCAGCCCGAGATCCCGATCAAGAAGGCGCAGGGCTTCGTGCCGATCGGGATCGAAGCGCTGCAGGACGAGCAGAACGTCACCGCTGCCGTGGCCGGTCTGTTCGCCGAAGGCAAGGACGAGCTGGAAGCCGAAACACTGGTCACCGGCACCGGTACCGGCAACCAGCCCACCGGCATCGTCACCGCACTGGCGGGCACCGCATCCGAGATCGCCCCGGCCACGGCCGAGACGTTCACGCTCGCCGATGTCTACGCACTGCATGACGGACTGCCCGCTCGGCACCGTCGGCGCGCAACCTGGCTGGCGAACAACATGGTGTACAGCCGTATCCGTCAGTTCGATGTGAACGGCGGTGCCGGCCTGTGGACCACGCTCGGAAACGGGCGCCCCGACCAGCTGCTCGGCCGCGACGTGGCCGAGGCCGAGGCGATGGACGGCAACTGGAACCCGGCCGTCACCGCTGCCAACCGCATCGGGATCTTCGGCAACCTACAGAACTACGTGATCGCCGACCGTATCGGCATGACGGTCGAGTTCATCCCCCATCTGTTCGGCGCCAACCGGCGTCCGAACGGCTCGCGCGGTTGGTTCGCCTACTACCGCATGGGCGCGGACAGCGTGAACGACAACGCTTTCCGCATGCTGAACATCGCGACCACCGCCTAGTTCACACAGGCACGAGAGGCGCGTACGCCAACCGGCTGCGCGCCTCTCGTGCTGCGAGCACACATCAAGAAAGGGAACTAGACCATGGGACACGTACGAGCCAAGGAAGCGTTCGCCTACACCGATCACAACGGGATTCCTCGGGTGGTCCGTCCGGGCGCGATCTTCACCGACGACGACCCTGCCGTCACCAAGCGGGCGCACCTGTTCGAGCCCATCGAGGCCGGGATCGAGCGGCGCCAGCCGACGGTCGAGGATGCCACCGCGGAACCGGGTGCAAAGCGCTCAGTTTCAACCAAGGGCGCGGCGAAGAGCGCCCCCGCCCCTGCCGAGCCCGCGAGCGCCCCGGCGCCCGCCGACAACGACGCCAGTGGATCCAACCAAGGCTGAGGTCGAGGTCTACACCCAAGGCCGACTGACCGAGGGTGACTCGAGAACAGAGCTGCTACTCGCGGGCGCGCTGGCTGCCGCCCGCGAGTACTGCGGCTGGCACGTAACACCGTCCAAGTCCGAAGAGATCGCGGTCGACGGACCGGGCACACCGCTGCTGGTGCTGCCCACGTTGCGGCTCGTCGAGATCGAGGAGATCGCCGACGACGGCCTGGCCATCGTGCCGGCCGAACTGCACTGGTCTGAGATCGGACTCGTGCGCAAGCTCGACCGTCGATGCTGGACAGGGAAGTATCGCGGCGTCACGGCCAAGATCACACACGGGTTCGACAACATACCCGCCTGGAAACTGGCGGTGCTGGCCATCGTCGAGCGGACCTCCGAGGCGGGCCGAGAAGAGATCGGCCCCTACAAATACTTCCCGGCAGAGTCGATCGCCGACGGCTCCGCTTTCACCGGCTCCGAGCGCGCGATCCTCGACAACTACCGATTGGCCCGCCGGCCGTGGTAGCCGAAACAATCACCGTCACACCGAAATTCGATGACGACGACAACGGCGACCCCGTACCTGACGGGGCACCCTTCGACCTCACTCCGAAGTTCATCGCGCCTGGCAACACGCTGCGCGAGTTCGGAAACACGGGCGATCTGGAAAAGGCTGACTTCACCATCTACCTGCACATTCGAGACCGCGGCAAGGTTAAGGACAACTACGCGATCGACGTACGCGGCAAGAATTGCTTTGCCCGCGTGGCCGATTGGGTATCGCCCCGCACCAGTCGCGGCATTGTGGCGGTGCTGGCCAAGAGCGCGACAGGCAAGAGCTAATGGCCCGCTACGGATTCAAGCGCAACGCTAAGACCGTCGAGCGGATCCTCAAGACCAGCCAAGGCGCCATCGCAATGCAGCGCCGCGCAGCCGGGCAGGTGCTCAAGCAGATCAATGATCCCGAGGCCGAGATCGTCGAATACGAGACCGACCGGCACGTGGTGGCGATCCGATTCCCGGCAGACAAGCAGGCCAAGAACGGCACCGCGACGAAAGCCGCGAGTGCTGCTGGACTCTCACGAGGGAAGCCCTAGCCCGTGGCTCAGCAAGCCGACCCGGCACGCATCGTCAAAGACGCGTACGCCGGCTGGCTGGCGACCGCGCGGCCGGCGTGCACCGCTGTCCTAGAGAGCGATTCGGAGTATCAGCCGATCGGCACCGCGCAACAACTTCTCGTCGCTGACGACGGCGGGCCCGCGCTCAAGTTCCGGGTGCTTGCCGAGCCGATCATCCGAGTCACCGCATTTGCGCATGGGCGCACCCTCGCGCGACAGATCGGTGCCGAGTCGGCCGACTGGATCGTCGCGCACCGCCCCGCGGGCATCGCCCGCATCAAGAACGTCTCTGCCCTTCTCGTCACGAAGGACAGAGCGACCGGCGCCTGGTTGGCGTCGTTCACGATGCCCGTCATCGTGAGACCAATCCCCGCATAACTACGCAAGGAGAATCCAATGGCGGGTGACGCCAAGAACATTCGCGTATGGGACGCCGGCGATGTCCTCATTTACGATGACGCCGCACCGTATGTCCCTGCCACTCACAACCCGGCTACGGTCGATGATGATTTCGGCACGTTCTGGGATTTCGTCGGCATGCTGCTCGGCGACCCCGGTTTCACGCTCGATCGCGAGTTCGAAACCAAGGTCACGAACGCATGGCGATACGGCAAGGTCAAGAAGCGCCGCAAGAACTTCGGACTGACGTACAAGTTCTCGCTGCTGGAAGACAACACGCTGACCTACGAGCTGGTCAACCCGGGCTCGACGGCCACCGATGTACGCGTGCCGCTGATCAAGCAGAAGCGCCTCGCGTTCCAGACGATCGCCGACGACGGCTATATCGAGCGGCGAATCACGAAGTTGCCCTGCGACCTGTGGGTCACGCAGGACTTCTTCAAGGAAGACCCCGAGGCCCGCGAGGTCGAGGCCGACATCTACCCGGACACGGCCGGTTCCCTCTTCTACCGACAGGTTGGTATCCCCGCATGACCATCAAGCGCGATGACCTCGTGACCATCGAATTCACCGAAGACGTGCGAAATGAGGCTGACGGCAGCCTCAAGCGCGTCAAGGGTGAGCGGCTGACCGTGGACTACCTACAGGCCAAGGTGTATTGCGAAGACCGCAAGCAGGCCAAGGTATTCACGACCGACGAGCCCGAAGCCGAAGCCGAGGGCGCGCCCGAGGCCAAGGCCGACGAGGGTAAGTCGGAAGACGGCAAGGCCAAGGGGGAGGAGAAGGCCGAGACCAAGGCTTCGACGGCCCCGAAGCCGGGCGCCACGGCGCAGACCGCGCCATCCGGTGGCAACTGACCCTGCCGAGGCAGAAGCCCTTGGCACCGAGTACGTCTCGGTCGATTACCTCGGCCAGACGTACTCGGTGCCACTGGACGCCGATGCCTGGCCGCTCGATCTCGTCGAGGCCAGTCTCGGAGTCCATCGTCAGACCAAGCGTGTAGTCGTCAACAAGGCACGCCTGACCGACGCCCTGTGCGCACTGCTGGGCGATCAGTGGCCGGCGTTTCTTGAGAACTTCCCCAGTCGGCGCAACCTGGTGCCCGCGTCGCACGCCTTCGCCGAAGCGATCGGATTTCCCGCGAGCGCCGAGACCAACCTCGACGGCGATCCCATCGATCAGGTATTCGGTGCGCTCCCAAGGCTGCTGGCGCACTTGAGCGTGTACGGGACGAAGATCGAATCAGACCTAGACCGGTTCTGGGGCAAGGACTACCGAGACCGTTGGCGGTTCGATGCAGACGGGCGCCGTCGCCTCACCCTGCGCCAGATCTACGTGCGGATCGGGGAGAACCTACCTACCGACTCGTCGATGGCCGTGTCGATGAACGGCGGCAAGGCTCTGCTGACCCGCACCGACGTTCTGCTCATGGACGTATTCCAAGCGCTTACCGGCAGGCCCCACCCCTCGCGCCCGATGACGGCCGAGGAGCTGCGCGCCAGCCTGGCCGATGTCGAACAACGAGCCAAGGCGAAGGCCGGCACTGAATCTCGCGCTGAGCAACACCGCAAGCGCAAACAAGCGGACCTATCCCAGGCCCGCGCCAATGCCCTACGAGCACAAGGGAGCGCACCAGATGGCCAAGACCAACACCACTCGGAATGAATCGGAAGACGACAAGCCCGACGACAAGAAGGCACCGTCAACGCCCGCGATTGAGACCGTCGAGTTCGACTGGCGGGGAGCCAAGTACAAGGTTCCCAAGGATCGCGACGACTGGCCGATCGTCGCCCATCGCATGATCGACGATCGCGATTACTACGCGGGCATTCAGGCGCTCTTCGGCCCGGCGCAGTGGCAGACCGTCAACGGCAATGGGCAGCTGTCCCGCCGAGACTTCCGCGAGTTCGCGCAGAGCCTCGCGGACTTCCTGAATGCGGAGTGCGTGGGCTAGTCGATGTCGACCGGCACCGACTTCGGGGAGTACTACACACTCCCGGTCATTCTGTCATTCGACGGGATAGACAAGCAGGTCGACCGAAGTCTCGGCGCCAAGTTCGGAAGCGCCGGCCAAAAGGCCGGGCGTGACTTCGGCAAGGGCCTCGGCGATGGTATGCGTGCGGGCGAGGCCGAGGTCAAGAAGGCGCTGGATTCGTACACCCGGTTGCAAGACAAGGCGGCTGATGCGACCGGCAAGGTCCGAGCCGAAGAGGCCAAGCTCGCGGAGATGCGTCGTAAGAACGCATCTGATGATCGGATCGTCAGTCAGTCCGAGCGGCTAGAGAAGGCCAAGCGCGACGAGGCCCGCGCGCTGCGCTCGGCAGCCGATGCCCAAAAGGACTACGAGGGAGCGCAATCCCGGCTCAAGCTCGGCGGGGGTTCGGGCGACATTGACAAGCTCGGGCTGTCCTGGGAAGGCATGGGCAGCAAGGCCGCTGCAGCCGGGGCGGTCGTCGGGACCGCTGCCGTTGCCGCACTCGCTGCCGCAGCAGTCGGTGCCGTCGCTCTGGGCAAAGAGCTATACGACCTCGGCGGGCAGTTCGACGAGACGTTCGACAACCTGCAGATCAAGACCGGCGCCAGTGGGCCCCAGCTCGCCGCCCTGGAACAGTCCGTACGCGGGCTGAGCCGAAGCGTCCCGCTATCGATCGGCGAGATCGGCAACGTGGTCGGCGAGGTCAATCGCAGCCTGCACCTGACCGGCCCCGAGCTCGATAACGTCAGCAAGAGCATCGCGAACCTTGGACGCCTGACGGGCGAAGAGGTGGACGTGCGCGGGCTGGGCCGGGCGTTCCGTTCATTCGGTGTTGACGCGAAAGACCAGCAGGCGACCCTTGATTCGCTGTTCGGCGCCTACCAGAAGACCGGCATCCCCGTTAACCAGCTGGTGGCTACGGTCACCAAGGGCGGTCCCGCGCTCCGTCAGTTTGGCCTCGACTTCGGGCAATCGGCCGGGCTCATTAGCACCTTCGAAGAGGCCGGACTCGACGCCGACAAATCGATCGCCGCCCTGACCAAGGGACTGGGCACGCTGGCCAAGACGCAGGGGATTACCGGCCAAGAGGCATTGCGCCAGACGGTCTCCCAGATCAAGGAACTGACCGACGCCGGCCGCGATGCAGACGCCCTCAATCTCACAAACAAGATCTTCGGCGCCAAGGGCGGCGTGCAGTTCTTTGACGCGATCAAGTCGGGCGCGTTGGACCTGCAGACCTTGACGAACGCGCTCGACACCACCGGGGCATCGATCAACGACACCGCTGCCAATACCGATGATTTCGAGCAGAAGTGGCAGACGTTCAAGAACACTGCCGCCGTCGCGCTGGAGCCGCTGGCGTCCGGGCTGTTCGACGTTGTGAATGACGGGCTCGGCGGTATGTCCGATTGGGTCGTCGAGCACCAGGCCGAGATCATCGAATTCTTGGGCACTGCCGCCGATGGATTCCTGGCCATGGGCAAGTTCGCCTTGATCGGCGCCGGATACGCAGTCAAGGGCTTCGCGATGCTGCTCGACCCGATCACCGACACACTCGGCGGTCTGTTCAAAGCCGCTGCAGCCGTCGACGATTTCTTCGGCAACCACGACGCGGCCAACCAAGAGCGCGAACTCGCCGAGAAGTTCTTCGCGATTGACGACAGCGTGCGCAATGCCGGCGACGCGATGATCGCGGGCGCCGACAAGGTTGATCATCTGCGCGACAGCCTGCGCGGAGGGTTCAAGGCTGCCAGCGACGCCGCCCGGTTCGTCACCGCGCTCGGGGACGCAACCGCATCGCTGCCCGACGGCAAGACGATCAAGATTTCGGAGAACACCCCCGAGGTGCGCGCGAAGCTCGCCGCGATCGGCATTCAGGTGCAGGAGTTGCCCGACAAGACGGTCACGGTCACAGCCAATACCGAAGAGGGGCAACGGATTCTCGACTCGTGGCGCAAGTCGAACACCAATGATCCGGTCGAGGTTCCGGTCGGTGCGGACACGACCAAGGCCAAGCAAGACATCGAGGCAATGCTCCGCGGATACTCGACTCAGGTTCCGCAGCTGCCGGTGGCCGCGGCGGGCCCCAGCGCTCCGCTACCGGGCTCGGTGGCGTCGTTCATCCCAGCGCGTGCGACCGGGGGGATCTTCGACGTGTGGGATTCGGTGGCGTCGTTCGCGAACGGCAAGCTGCCGAATCAAGCCCTCATTCAGCAGCCCGTCGGACGCGCCGGCCTGGTGCAGTGGGCCGAACCATCCACGCGCGGTGAAGCATTCATACCGCTGGGTGGCGGCAAGCGCTCGATGGACATCTGGGTAGAGACCGGCAAGCGACTCGGTGCCATCCGCAGCTTCGCCGAGGGTGGCCTGAATCCCGGTGCGGCATATGTCAGGGGTCTCATTCAGCAGTCATGGCCACAGATCACCAACATCGGAGGCTACCGGCCCCCGGATGGGTACAACGAGCACAGCTCGGGCAACGCGCTCGACGTGATGATTCCGAAGTGGAACACCCCCGATGGCAAGGCGCTCGGCGATCAGGTCGCCGGATGGATCGCCTCCAATGCTGAGACCTTCGGGCTTACACATTTCATTTGGCGCCAGCGGATCTACAAGGCCGGCGACACCGTGGGCACGCCGATGGAAGACCGCGGCGACCCGACTCAGAACCACATGGACCACGTACACGCATGGTTCCAAAAGGGCGGTGGCGCACTGCCGTCGGGAAACATCGTCGCGGGGCAGAGCCTCACGGGCGGTGGCACCTCATTCGGCGGCGGTGGAGCGGGGTCCATATCCGCCGGCGGCGGGGGCGGGCCGGCCGGAAGCATGTCGGGGTTCGGCCCGGGTGGGCAGCCCGGCTACTACGAGACCGACCCCCGCAAGGTCCGCGAGTCCGAGGAGCGGGTGCGCGACGCCGACCAGCGAGTCAAGGAAGCCGAGGCGCGGCTGCGCGAACTCGACGCCGACGCCAAGGACTCCCAGAAGCTCTCGGCACAGTACGCCGTCGACAAGGCCAAGCGCGAAGCCGAGGACGCGCGCGCCGATCTCGGCGAGGCAAAAAAGGGCAAGTTCACCGCAGCCAAGGGGGCAGGCGGCGAGCAGAGCGGCAAGGGTGCCGGTGGGGGAGGCGACGAACTCAAGCAGGCGTTGAAGATCGGCGTCGGCGGCATTCTGGAGAGCTTCGGCATGGATGGCTCTTGGCTGCCGGATCTAGCGGACCTCATGCCCGTCAAGATGGCCGACGCGCTGCTGAACAGCTTTCACCCCGGGGCGCTATTTCAGCCAGGCGCGATCCTCGGTCCTGCCGCTGGCGCGGAGGCCGGCGCACCGCCCGTCCCCGCTGGAGGCACCTCGGGCCTGCCGTTCGGCATTCCCGACACGATGATGCCCGCCCCCGTCGGTGGCGACCAGTACGGGCCCGCGCCCGGTCCGGCCCTCGGCGCGCCGATCACGGTCAACCAGACCGTCGACCAATCGCAACAGTTCCACGGCACCGTGGGCTGGGACCCGGCCGAGGCCGGACGCCAGCAGACACGCAATATCAACAGCAACCGTGCGATGCCTCGGCTGCCCGTCGGATTGCAGGGCCCGTAGTGACGGGTCCGACGACGCTGCGCTGGTCCGATCTGGACGGGCTACGCGCGGCCAACGGCATAAACCTCAAATGGATCGGCAACGACGACCAGCTCTGGCACACGGGCGGGTTCTACGGTGGCGCCGAGGGCGCCCTGATCACCGGACCCGTCAAGGGCATGGTTCACGTCCCGTTCAAGAGCATTTGGCACGAGCCGGCATACAAGCCCCCACGTTTCGAGCGCACCGTCGATGAGCGTCGTGAGATCTCCACGCGCATAACCCTGATGAGCGATCACGAGGTGGGTTGGTTCGACACCGAAACGAAATTCTGGAATGGCATGGACGGCAATACGCCCGGCCATTGGTGCGTGTTCACGCGCCGCTACGGCGATCTGTATCTACCGATGCAGCTGCTCAATGCGGTCGAGAACGAATTGGAGGACGACCCGACAGCGAACGGCTACAACGCCCAAGAGTGGGACATCTTGCTTGCCGCTGACGGCGAGCCGCGTTGGCGCACACCGGATGTTCGCCCGAAGCCCTGGCGAAACGATATGAGCGTCACCAAGAGCGTCAAGCAGGACGACAACCTGCTATCGCCGAATGTGACTGTGGGCGTGGGCCAGCTCAAGGTCGCCAACAAGGGCACCACCCCAGCCTGGCCGGTTTTCCACGTGACTGCGCCGGGTCGGTGCTGGCTGCCCGACGGGGTGAGCGGTCGCATGCTGCGCGTGCCCAAGCTGAACCCGGGTGAGCACGTCTTGATCGACACCGACCCCTCGCACCGCATTGCGATCAGTGCGCTCGATCCGGTCGACGACTGGACCAAGCAGCTGGTGCGCAATAGCGAACTACTCAATTGGCTGTTCGGTGAGTATGGCGATTCCGGCCAGATGGTCATCGAACGATTCCACGGTCAGGGATTCACGGAGCCTATCGCGCCGGAATCTGTTGCTGTTTTGCCGATTTGGCACAGCCAGCCCGGAGCGCGGGTGAGCGTCCGACTACCGCAGCGATACGAGCGTGCCATCTCTTAGCGGCGTGCTGAGCGACGCCGAGTTCGCTCAAATCGAGCAGCAGCTCATCGATCGACAGTGGGCCTACCTGACGCGGCCGATCAAGCAACCGCTGATCCGTATCTGGGATAAGAAGATGGACTTTACGGCGTCCATCGTCCTACAAGAGTCCTGGGACTGCGAAGAGATCGCCCACGACGACGGTCAGGCCAACGTCGAGATCGTCGGCAAGGACAACGACTGGCTGCGCGACATCGTTCTCTACAAGACCAAGCCCTCCGAAGACCTGCATATCACGATCGACCCGGACCCGGACAAGCCGCATGACTGGCGCAACCGATGGGGCGGCAAGGTCGTCACGATCGAGGACGACGAGCAACGCGGGCAGCCCAACAAGACTGTCCTGCGGTGCATTTCGAATCGACGGCACCTCTCGCACTTCTACCTCGCCGCGACGCCGATCTTCCCGCCGGCAGTGCAGCCGCTTCGCATGTTCCTGTGGGGTGGCCCAGCCGTCACCGCCATGTCCACCGCCCTGTGGATCAACCTCGCGCGCGTCTACTCGCTCAACAGCTTCTCGCCGATCCCGCGCAACATCTTCGCGCCCGAGACCTGGCTCGAAAACCTCTCGCCGCTGAACTGGCCGGTACAGGTCATGCCGGTCAATGCCGTGTTGGACCAATCACGTTGGTGCACAATCGCGGCCCGATGGCGCGACGCAAAGTCGGTGTTCACGCCGATCATGAAGGACTGCGGCGTGATCTGCCACGCGTACACGTGGCTCAAGGGAGATCCCGCGCCGTACACGATGTTTGGCCCGGAGCTGGCCGAACTACTCAAGCCCAAGCGCTCGTGCGTGATTCTGAGCTTCGAAGACCAGTCGGGCGTCTCGGGTCCGACAGGAACCGCGTTCGACGGTCTGCTGAACCTCATTGCCGTCACGGGCGACGACATGATCACCGAGGCGCTGCTACCGATCGACGGCGACGGCGACGGCGAGACCGATCCGTTCATTCGGAAGATTCTGGGGGTTGCGCCTAAACGGCCGCCCTGGGTATACCGCGATGTCGGGTATGGCGGTGTGCAAGCCCGAAAGATGGTGGTGCACAAGTGTCAAGCCACCGACATCATCGTTGGCGGCAAGAGTCCCGCATGGGTCAACCAGGCCATCACATTTGCTATCCGCTACGGGCTCTCTCAGCTCGCGCAGGTAATCAACTACGGCGTAGGCGCCTACCAGCAGCCACTAACCGAGGGCCTGGACAACCTCTATCAGGGCCAGCTCGACGATACGTTGCTGGCCTTCATGATCTACACCGATCCGATCCGGTCGATGAATGCGGGTCCGTACGCGTTCCGTGAGCATTACCAGCAAGGTTCGGGGTCGGCGTTCACCGTCAACTCTGTACAGGACGCACGGGCCGGATGGTTTGCCACACGTCCCTATACGTCGATCAAGTTCGACGTTGGCGACGGCGCGCCGTTCGTCATCGGCGAGGACATTCGTCTCGGGTCGCGCGTCTCTGCCGAGATCCGCGGGATCGTCTATACCGATCAGATCATGGCAATCAAGCGCCAGGGAGATCGGAAAACATCTGGGCGCCCGATGCTTTCGTTCGGCGACGACAGCCGAGAAGAGGACCCGATGGCGCAGGGCTTCGCGACCATCGCCAACCTGACCAACTTCGCGGCAACGATCGCGGGAAGTGGAGACATGTTCTAGCCATGGGCAATACACAGATCCCAGCCGTCAACCCGTACACATTTCCGTACAAGCGCAAGTGGAGTCAGGGGCAGATCGCCGAGCTGATCAATCGTTCGGATCGGTTGCGGGACTTGATGACCGATGCCGTCGGCCCGGCAGGGCAGTCGATGTTTCTGCCGCCCGATCTCGTCGCCCTGATCTCGGTTCACCTGGCCTTGGCCGGCGCGGACACACATAACGACGAGCGCCAGTACATCGTCGCGCAGGTCGGGGAGCTGGCGCCCGATCAAATCCAGTTCGAAAACCCGATCAAGTGGGTGCTGCGTGAGGACTACGACGACGCCGAGCTGGCCGAGTCCAATGCCGCGGCCCGTGCGCACGCTGCCAAGTTGCGCGAGCAGTGGCGGACCAAGTTGACCCCCGAGCTGCGTAGAGAGCTGGCAGCCGAGCTATTCGAGGGCCTGGAGACCGAGGCCGAGGCGCGAAAGGATGATCGTGACAATTCCCGCTGAACCGCTGCTGATTGGCGAGAGGGATGTGCGCCTGAAGTTCTGGGGCATGCCGCGCAACCCGGGTGACCCCAAGCGCGTCGAGGGCACCATGACGATCATCGGCGACGAGGCCGATCTCGTGCTCGATGTATTCCGTGGTCCGCGCGGCCTGCCGGGTGAGCCCATGCCGATTATCGACGTGGAATGGGACTCGACCGTCGACAACATCGGCGATCTTCCCGACGTGTCGTCGATGGGGCCGGCCGACGCCGGCCGCGCCTGGCTGATCGGCACCACCTACTACATCTTCGTGTGGGACCGCGGGACCGGGGAAGGCCACTACGTCAGCCGGCCCGCAGGGCTGCGCGGGCCACGCGGCTACCCGCCCGACATGTCGATTTCGGCCGAGCTGGTGCCCGCTGCCGACCCGGACGACCCCTATGGCGAGATCGAGGTCGTCCGAGCCGGCCCCGACGAGACGCCGAGTTTCCACCTCAAGGTTCCCGGTCTGCGTGGACCACAAGGGCCGAGCACGACCATTCGCCTTGCACCCGACTATGACAACTCGGTACCACCGCTGGACGGTCAAGGTCCGGTGTGGAATGAGATCAAGGGCAAGTGGGAGCCGGGCGATCTGTCCAAGATGGCCACCAAGCTCTACAGCATTCCGCGGTCGGCCTTCCTGCCCGACACCTACTCGTCGACCCGCCAGGAAGTCGCCACGCTGGAGATCGAGGGCCAGCCGAACGCCTGGTACCCCGACGTGTCCGGTCACCTCCGGTGGAAGCGCGGACTGCTCAGCTTCGCGCAGGTCGAGGTAGAGATCCGCATCGGCAACCAGGGCAGCGCCTCGGGCAGCGCGTCGCTGTGCGCGCTCGCGCCCTATGACCCGTCAACCCTCGACGCCGAGACGGTGGCGAACATCCTGTCGCACTGGTCTGATACCGGCGACCCCAACCGTTCGGTATCGCCCGACTCTGCGGTGGCCCGAATCCCCGCGGGGCAGGCCGTGACGATCTGGGTGATCATGCACAAGATCGGCGGCACGGGCAGTTATGTGCTGACGCAGGACACCGCCGATGTCACTGTGCGTCTGCAGCCGGTGAGCTAGTGCCCCGCGCGTTCGATCGTCGAATCCCCCTCGACGACAAGAACCCTCTGCGCGGACTGCAGAACTACACCGAGCCCTTGCGCGAGACCGCGGAGGATGCGGGCGGCTCGATCTTCGACAACCTGGAGCGCATTCGCAACCGGGCTCAGCAGATCATCGACACACTGGTCGGGGTCGCCGAGGAGCCGATCGGCGAGCTGGTCGACTGGCTCGGAACGATCCCGATACTCAAGAACATCGTCGAGGCGATCACCGGGGTTCTAAATGGTGACCTCACGGACCTAGAGGATTGGGCCGATCGAGTTCCGCTGCTGGACTTGCTCACTGGCCTGATCTCAGGTTCGATCATCCCCGGTCTAGACGCCAGCAAGATCATCTCGGGCATCTTCGGATCGGGGCAGATCCCCAGCCTTGACGCATCCAAGATCGGTTCGGGGACGTTCCTTGGGTCACTGATTCCTGCTCTCGATGCCAGCAAGATCATCTCGGGAGTGTTTGGCAGTGGCCTTATTCCGTCGCTGGATGCATCGAAGATCGGCAGTGGCACCTTCCTCGGTTCGCTGATACCAGGGCTGGACGCCTCCAAGATCGTAAGCGGGACATTCGGCGGTGGTCTGATACCGGACCTTGACGCTGCGAAGATCATCACGGGAACGTTGGGTCTCGGTCGAATTCCGAATTTGCCTGCAGGGCAGATTACTTCGGGAATGTTCGGTGCCGGTCTGATTCCTGGACTCGATGCGTCCAAGATCATCTCGGGCGTCTTCGGCAGCGGAGTGATTCCCGATCTCGATGCCGCCAAGATCATCACGGGAACCCTTGGCTTGGCGCGCATCCCCGGACTGCCGGCCGGTCAGATCACGTCCGGTGTTTTCGGTACCGGACTCATACCCGGGTTGGATGCCTCCAAGATCATCTCGGGCACGTTCGCGCAGACATTGGTGGCTGGACTACCGGCGCTGTCTAACAACGTAACTGACGGATTCAAGAATATCTTCGACACCTGGTTTGGTGGTACCACCGCAACCGGAACGCCGACCGAAGTGCAGCAGACCATTGCCGCCATCAAGCAATCCGTAATCGGCGGCTACACCGTTGACACATTCACATCCAACGGAACGTGGAACAAGCCCGCCAACCTTCTTGAGTGGTACGGAATCTGCATTGGCGGCGGCGGGAAAGGCATGCCCGGAACCACCTCGGCCACCAACTCCGATGTGAGGCTCGGCGGCGTCGAGGGTTCATCGGGTGGCTACATCGCCCAACAGATCGACCCTGCCGATGTTCCCGCTTCGTTGTCGGTCACCGTGGGGGCCGGGGCATCGACCAACGGCGCCAATGGCGCCATCACTTCGATCGGGTCGCTGGTGGCCTCATCCCCGAACGGGTCTGGCATTTCGAGCCTTATGGGCTTTACCCCTGCCGCATCCACCCCCGGTAAGGGCGGCGCTGGAGGGCAAGCCACCGGATCGGCAGGCAGTGCCGGCCAAGCCGGTGGGAGCACCCCACTAGCCAACGGTGGAGCGGGCGGCGCAGGCAAGACGGGTGGCTCGGGCACCGCGACAGCTGGGGGCGCGGGTGCAACCGCGTCGCTGACTGGGCCCACCAAGGCTGGTGGTGGTGGCGGCGGCGGGGGCGGCGGCAATGGATCGACCGCGACGGGCACCAAGACGGGCGGCGCTGGAGGCAATGGCGGCTACCCCGGTGGCGGCTCGGGTGGCGGCGGCGCGGCGGTCGGCGGCGGCACCGTGGGATCGAGCCAGGTCGCCGGCCAACCCGGAACCGCACCCAACGGCGTCGCATTCATCATCTACAAGACGGGCTAACCATGACCAAAGCTGTTGAATTACAGACTGATATGAGTGCGTGGCCGGCCGGGTGCAAGCACTTCCGGCTGCCGGATGGCTCGCATGTGGTCATCGACATCGATACCCCGGAAGAGCGCCACGACCGACACGTGGACGAGATAACGCGCGGTGCTGCGTACGTCTACACCCAACGTCCGACGGTCGTCGTCGCTGTCGACGAGAACGCATGTGCGGCAAGCCTAGACCGGCTCTATGAGTTCCCACCAGGCACCTCCCATGAACAGGCATTGGCCGCGATCGCTAACACAGAAGGGACCGAGCAACCATGACGAACACCGAAGATTTCCCCCCGAAGACGATCAAGCAGAACACGGCCGGCGATGTTGCGGTCAGGCGCAACACCCCGGCTGACGACCCAATGGCCTGGGGCGTAATGACTCTGGCCAACGGTGGGCACTACGCCAGCAGCGCGCAGGTCGACGAGTGGCCGGTCGTCGGCGCTGTAGGCGAGTGATGACATGAGCATCGTCAAGGTCTGCGTGTTCTGTTTCGCGATCGCCGCGATCGCGTTCCGGATCGGCTGGGAACTGTCCGACCGGCTTTCGTCGTACGCCGAGGAGCTGGACCCGCGGATCGAAGGAAAGTACGGATGGTAGAGCGCTTTTGGCCGCTCGATGTAGGCCGCATTGTCACCTCCCCATTCGGGCCCCGCGACGGCGGTGTGCACACGGGAACCGACTTCGGTTTCCCCGGTGGTTCTGGTGGCCGTCCCGTCTACGCCGTGCAATCGGGCACCGTGATCTATGCCGGCGCCGCATCAGGCTACGGCGGTCCCGACCCCGCGGGCTGGATCGTCGTCGACTCCGACGACAGCCAAGGCGGCGGCGTCTTCGAGTACGGACACGTCGTGCGCGAGGTCGGAATCGGCGCGAGAGTCCAAGCCGGGCAACGCATCGGGTATATCAATCCGAGCCAGTCAACCAATGGCGGGGTTGCCCCGCACCTGCACCTGTCGTACATGCCGCGCGCCTATGACCCCGCGGCCAAGCAAGACCCCATGCCACTGCTGGCCGGCGCCAGCAACCCGGGCAAGCCTACGCCCACCGCACCCACTGGAGGAACCACAATGCCCGCATCCCAAATCGACTACGGCATTACGAAAGTGATGCACGGGTTCAACCCGAACACCCCCGACGGCGCCACCGGCAACAGCAATGGCCCACGTGCGAAGACGCTGTACGTGGTCTTGCACACTCAGCAGGCACGAGCGAGCGCCGTCTCCCTGGCCAACTTCACCAACGACAGTTGGAAAACCCAGCCCGACAACCCGGTGTCCTACAACCTCGACGTTGACGACAAGGACACGATCGAGACCGTTCCGGTCATCGAAGGGCCATGGGCTGCAGGGGATGCGAACAGCATCGCAGTACACATCTGCTTCGCGGGCAGCTTCGCCGAATGGTTGGCCGGCAAGTGGCTGGAGACCGACGCCAGCGACGGACTCAATGAGGACGCCATGCTCACCCGTGGCGCCAAGGCTGCCGCGGGCGCATGTCTACAGTTCGGTATCCCGGCCATCTATGCCGGCGATGGCGGTAAGTCCGGTTGGCCCATCCTGCCCAAGGGCATCGTGGGACACCGCGACTTCGGTGCCCGCGGCGGCGGTCACACCGACCCCGGTAACGGGTTCCCGATGGACGAGTTCTTGCGGCGCGTCCGGTCATTCATGTCACCGACGGCCCCGGCTCAGCCAGCGGCCAAGGTCTTCCCGGGTGATTACACCGACCGGGAGCTGCTGGAGTACATCGCGGCGCAGAGCGGGCCCGGCCTCGATGCATGGGGCGAGGATGGCGACCTCGGCCGTAACGCACAAGGTCAGCGCCGCACGCTGCGCGCCGGCCTGGCCGCGCTCATGCGAAAGGTCGGTGCCTGACATGGCCTGGTCAGCTGCCGATGAGGTCGGCGAGCGCGACGCACTGCTCCCGGCAGCCCGTAAGTATCTGTCCCGGTTCAGCTACGGCGCCAAGCTCAAGGGCACCACGGGCGATGTGATCGACCCCGACTATCTGGAGGCACAACGCCAGTTCAAGAACAACCGTCACACCGAGGTCGTCAAGGGCTACAAGCCGGGCCCGGATCTCGACCCGAACAGTCCCGCATTCGACTGGGCGACCAAGACGCAGATGGGTCTACTGGCGCCGCCCGCGCCGGCCATCAAGCCGTACTACGCGCTGAGCTGGACCGGCACCTGGGGAGCGTTCGATAACGGGTTCGGTTGGGACACGATGCAATTGCTCGACCCCAAGCGATTCGACAAGCAGGGGCTTGGGTACAACACCAACGCGTTCACGATCGGCAACGATCCCACGCACAGTTACCTCGACATGATCGAAGACGGGGTGGCCGAGGGTCGGCGCTTCGCGATTCCTGACCGACGCCGCAAGGTGCTATTCGGATACTCGGGCGGTGCTGGCTGCGTCGTCGAGTTCTTGAACCGATGGCCGGTCGATCGGCGCCCCGAGATCGCCATGGTCGTGCAGTTCGGCGACCCCAACCGCCCCGACGGCCCGACCTTGCTCGGCAACAACCCTGGCGGGCATGGGATCTCCGAAGACTTCCCGCCCGAATGGATTCTGAACCGGTACTACAGCTTCACCCTGCCGGGCGACATGTACCCGAACGCGGCCGGGTTGCTGCCGTTGTTCTACGACATCCTCGTGCGCATGGAGGCCACCCCCGAGTTCGCCATGTATCTGTTCAACCTGTTTGTCAGCCAGCTCGGGCACCTGACGAGCTTCGGCGCCGCTGCGCTCGGCGTCAGCGGTAACCCGCTGCTCGCGGGCTTCGGCCAGCTGGCCGGACTCCTCCCACTTCTCACCGGCAGCGGTACCAGCCAGACACCGAACCTCGTCGCGATGATGCTCAACATCGGGAACATCGTTGTCTCACTGCAGAAGTTGCTTGCGTTCCTGATCAGTCAGGACCACAACATGTACAACGATCCCGACCACCGCGTGTTCGACGGTCTGACCGCGGTCGAGAAGGCCGCGCAGCTCGTCAACGCGCTGCCCTGATCACCAACCCGAGTCGGTTACCTGCACTCCGAGAGGACATCTCATGAAGATCACCATCCCGTCATGGGTCAAGGAATTCGCGATCGATGCGGGCGAGCGCGCCGTCAAGACATTCGCTGGCGGATTCATCTACGGTGCAAACCTCGTACAGGCTGGAATCGACGTGTTCGCCGGTCAGGGCACGGTGGCCTTCTCTCAGATCGATTGGGTTGGCGGTCTCGATGTCGGCTCCGGGACCGCGGTAGCGTCGATCGCGTTCTCGCTGCTCTCCCTCAAGCGCGGCAATCCGGGTACCGCATCGGCGACCAAGGCCGTCGTGCCGGCGAGCTTGTTTCGGGTCGTGGCCAAGGGTGGCAAGTGATCGCGGTGGGCCCGATGTCCGTGCTACTCAATAGCCCTGACGATTACCTCTGGGCGATCCTGCTCGGACTATGCGTCATCGCGATCATGTTCGGCTGGCTGGTGCCCCGTTGGGTCTACAAACAAACGCTTGCCGACAAGAACGAACAGATCAAGGATCTGCGCGCAGCGCGCGACGCAGACCGTGAGTCGATCGCCAAGCTGTCCACGGCAGCGGCGAGGGTGATCAACGAGATCGGCGAGGACGCATGATTCGCCCGTGGTGGTGGCGCCGTCGCATCCAGCGCCTCAATGACGAGCGTGAGCAGGACGCGGCCACCCGTCGCGAAGCGGAGTTGACCCTCGAAATAGTGAGTGCGCTCACGGCGCCGGTCGTCGAGCGTCCGCGGGATCTGTTCGCCGAAGATTTCAAGCGCGCCATGCGCAGGAAGTACGGGCACGCATGAGGATTCGCCGATGGCTGCACCCGGTGGCCATACTCTGTCTGTCGATCGCCGCGGTGCTGGCCGACCCTTACGGCGTGACGCTCGCGATCACAACATCGGCTTTGCTCGCGTGCTTCTTTACTGGCATGTACATGGGCCGATCGAACTGGCGCGCAACCGAAGTCGGCAAGGTACTCGCATGGACATACCTCTGGCTCTCGGGCCTGCTGGTGCAGATCGCGCTATCGGATTGGACGCACCTCTCGTACCCGGGGCGTGAGCAGGTGCGCGCTGCCCTCTACACGGCGTTGGCCTACTCGCTGACGCGTCTTGTCATCACACTGCGCAGGATCCAAAACGGGAAGGCGGGCCGATGGCGGCACTGACTTATTTCACGGCCAAGCTGACGTACAAGGCGATCGTCGCCGACGGCGAAGACGTGGACACCAACCCTGATACCAAGGGCATCTATGCAGGCGTCACGGTGCGGGCGTCGGCCAAGGGGCGCCCGGTGTTCATCCCGGCCCCGTCGCTCACCCCGGATCCAGCACTGATCGTGCTCGCCCCGATCCGGTGCTACGTCGATGACGGCGTGCTCGGGTACCGACCGACCAGGCCGTCGAATGAACCCCCGGCGCTCTTGCAACCGCTGCGCCTGGTCGCCAAGTCCGCGGTGCTCGATCTCCCCGTCGACGTTCCGCTGGTCTACGAATTCGAGTTCTACGGGGTGACGTTCGACGGACAGAAGCAGACGGGCGGGCTGCCCACGCTGCGCGTCGCCGCGCCGGCCACCGACATCACCGTGGATCTGGCCGACCCCGCCAACCATCTGCCCCCGCAATAGGCCGGCCCGAGTGCTCCGGGCCACGGAGAAGCGCCCTCACCTTGACCGGTGGGGGCGCTTTCCGCGTCTCCGGGGACCGCGCCGTCGCGGCCATCCGCGGGTGGTTTACGATTGCCTCTGCTTTCCAGCGCCGCCTTAGCTCAGTCGGTAGAGCAGCTCACTCGTAATGAGCAGGTCAGCGGTTCGATTCCGCTAGGCGGCTCGTAGTCCAAGTGGCCCCGGTTCGGGGCCTCTTGGCGTTGCCAGATGGCCGGTAGCTGCCAGGTTTTACCTGGGAAATGTCCTGTTTTGATCCCGAAAATGAGGTAGCCAGCGGCGAGCGGCTGTGCGATTAGTGGGGTACCTCGTCGAGGCCGTTCTCGCGCAGGGTGGCCGTCACTGCCTCGACTACGCGCGACGCTGGCCAGTCATCCGGCGCCGAGATCAGGGTGCCCCCGGCCAGTTCCGTTGCGGTGAGAAGGTCGACGAGATGGTTGATCTCCCCGACTTCCTTGCTGATCCATGTTCGGTAGCCGACGCCGATCTTCCAGTTGCCGCGACGAGCGAGCTGCCGCACAGGGTCATCGGAGAGCACCAGCATGGCCGGGTTCCATGCCTGAGCGACCGCTGCACACGCAGCGTCTCCGTCGGCTGCAGTGAGGGCACCCACGTACATCTCGCGCAGTTCGATGTTCAGCCGCCGACGGGGGAGTCGCTGCCCAACGACTGAGTTCCCGGCCGCGATTCTCAGCCGAGGGGCGACCCGGGGGCCGGCGCCGGATACCGTGAATGAATACCCTTCGCCCGGTAGAGCGTCGCCAGGCTCGTCCCCGCCGTCAAGCTCGCGCACCGGGTTCCCGCGCACGATTTCCACTAGCTGATCGGGCGATCCCTCCCACGGTTGCCCGCTGGTCAGCCGCCATTCAGGGACGGCGAATGCTGATTGCAGCTCGCGCAGCAGGGCATCGGTGTGGGCTGCGATCCATTCCGGGGACTCGCCAGCGGCTACCCAGACCGCGCGAATGTTCGCGGTCTGGCTGCCCCAAACCGGGGCCGTGACGACGGTGCTCATAGTCTCCAAATCCTACGGCGCTTTCGGGGTGTAGATCACATCGACGCCGTAGATGTCGTTGTCGATGAACAGTTTGCGAAGTGCAGCGGCTCCGTATGGGTCTGATACGTGCCATTCCAACTTGGCGCCTGGTGGTATCGCGGCCAGTTGGCGATCAACCTGGTCGATCGCCTTATCGGCGCGTCCCTGCCAGTAGGTGTTATCCGGAGCGAATGCCATGCCCCGATAGCCGTCCTTGGCCTCAAGAAACACTTCTTGAGGTCCGCGGTGGGTATGGCCGTCGAAGTCGACTGGCACGCCTGTTTCGGGGTTGGGTTGTGCCCATTCGGGTAGGGCGCCGGTCGGGGTTCGCTCAAGCCCACCGATCTGCTGTTGGTAGGGCATCCAGTCTTTGTCGACGTTGTGGTTGATGTACTTCCAGCCCGGCTCGGTATCGCCCTTGCTCCATGTGGCCTCGGGGGTGCCAGGGGGCCAGCCGCCCGGATAGTGCGGGTCTCCAGAGGCGTAATGCTGGCCGACTCCCGGGTCGAACTCGTGCGGCGTTGGCGGCTGATACGCCGGGGTCGGGGTGTGGTCACCAACCGCGGGGATTGCCGGATGATCCACTACCGGCCCGGGGTGCGTTGCACCACTTGGAGGTTCGGGCAGGTGGTGCGTTGTGTCCTCGATGCCGTGTAGTCCGGTGCGGGCTTCGGTGCCGAGTAATGCCCCCTCGCCGCCAAGGGGTGCCGTTGCGATGCCCGCGGCAATTTCTATGCCGTGTTTGCCGATGAAGGCTTTCGGGTTGTCTATGCCTGATTTGATTTCATCGACTGCTCCCGTGGCCTGGTCGACGGCGCGGTCAAACTGGTGGACAGGATCGGGGTTGACCACATCCCACAGCCCCTTAGCGACGCCTTTCCACGCCTCTTTCGCGTGGTCGCCACCGTTGATACCCAGCAGGTCATCCTTGGCGCGGCCAGCTTGATCCCATGACTCGGCGAATGCCTCACCACCGGATTGGCGGACACGCTCGGGCGTGCCAGGTTCCGGTGTTGCGACCATGGGGCGGTCTTGCTGGGCGCCCTTGATGGCGTCGGCGAGCTTGGCCTCGACCTGATCTGGCGGCACTGTGCGCTGCAGGTATGTGCGCATGGCGTCGATGGCCGCTTTGCCTTGCGGGGTGTTGGGGTCCAGCTTGGGCGCGGGTGCCGTGCGCGCATCTGGTGGCGGCGGTGGTTTGTCCAAGGGGCTCTTAGGCTCGGTGATACCCATGACGCCCAGATTCCCGGTCAGACCACCTAGCTTGCTCGGATCAACCGGGGGCTTGTCGCCGGGTGAGGGTGGGCCGAGGACTGGCGCGTTGGGATCGGTGGCCGTAGCGGCTGCAGCTTGCGTGCTGGCCGGCGAGGCGTCCTTGGGGTACCACTGCTTGTAGAAGTTGGCGCCCTGCGCATTGTCGGGCTTGCGCGGGGCTGTGTCCTTGACGGCCTGGCCGACATCGAATGTTCCTGCCGCGCTGTTGACTTCGTTCTCGATGTCCTTGATGACACCCTCGGTTAGGTGCTTGACCTGCTGGTCGCCGTCCCACCATTTGCCCCCGTAACCCTTCAGTTCCTTGGCGGCGTCGGCGACTATCTTGGCGTTCTTGTCGGCCTGCTCCTTGCTCATCCCCTCGGGCGGGGTGTATGTCATCGACAGGTCTTCGTTGACCTTGACGCCCGGCTGGCCCTCGGCGTTGTGAATCAAGTTCTGCCCGTTGGTCAGGTTCCGCAAGATCGTGTAATCCACGATCGGCCCGGCCGTCTGCTGATACTTCTCGTCTAAATCCTGTATGCGGGCAATGGTTTTCCAGCCGTCGCCGGCATTGTTCTGGGCAGCGGTGGCTGTCTGTCCCTCCCAGTAGGTACCGCCCGGCTTGTCGACGTAGCCCTTGAATGTAGAGACGTGCTGCTCGTACTTCGCGGCCATCGCTTTGACCGAATCCAGCAGGGGCCGATACGAATTGGGGTCAACGGCCAGCATCCCCGATTTCGTCGCCCCCGTCATCGCCTGACCTTTTAGCTGTGAGCCGTCGGATTGCGGGACATGTTGCCGATCGAGCGCATGACCGCGACGCCGTGCTCTTCGTTCTCGATCATGTTGTGAGCGAACGCGTCGGACACCTGACCAAATGCGCCCATCCAACCCGTGTAGGTGCGGCCCACGTTCGGCAGGGTCTCGGTCGCTAACCTCTGCAGGGCCGCTAGGGCGGGGCTGGCGCCGGGTGAGGCCGCGCCAGCACTGGGGACCACGTTGCGCATCTCGCCGGCCAGCTCGTCGATCTGTGATTTCAGTCGGGCGAGCGCGGCCAGGTCAGCGCGTAGCACCTCGCCCATGTAACTGCCCCATCTGCCCAGCAAAGCTCCGTTTCGGCAGACACTACAACAGCAGTAGGGACGGGCGCGAGGTAACCCGGAACCGGAGCCAGCAATATGTCAAGACGACGGTCACCGGGCGCGGACCGGCTGTACTGTCCCGGGCATGAAGGCCACGACCCTCACGCGGGTGTGCATCGGCGCCCTGGCGATTTCCCTTGCTGGACTCTCGGCCGGCTGTGCAGGCACGCCGACGCGCAGCACCACCCGCTCATCGACCGCCGAAACGGCCGCGGCGAGTCCGAGGACGATGAGCCCGCGCGAGTGCAAGGTGCAGGCCGTGCCGAAGTGTGACGGCACGTTCCGGGTGTCCGGCGACTTGTCGAGCACGGGGATCTTGCCCGGGTGGATCCAAACTGAGGGCGTCGCACCTGGCAACGCGACGTGCGCGTGGGCCAGGCTGAACGGCCCGAAGTTCTCATTGAGCTCAACGATCGACGGCGGGAGCGCCAAGGCCGACGACCTCGTGCAGCCGATCAGGGTGCAGGTGCAGCCGAGCGATCACTCGTTCTACACGAAAGGCTGCCTGCCCTGGCGCAAGGTCGGCTAGGCCGCGCCGCCGTCGAGCGTCAGGAACGGTGCAGCGGTCGAGGTCGGCAGCCGTAGGCGTTCGATGCCCTCGGCGAGACGCGCGTCGCTCACGCGGGTATAGATCTCGGTCGACTGGATGCTGGCATGCCGCGCGAGTTCCTGGGTGGTGCGCAGGTCCACCCCTGCCTCAAGTAGCGAGGTGCAATACCAGTGGCGCAGCCGGTGGCCGGCGCCCTGTACGCCAGCGCGGCTGAACACCTGGCCGAGCGTGTGGCTGACCGACTCGCGGCGAATGTGACCACCGGATTTGTTCGGGAACCAATACCCCTTGCGGGGCATCTGGTAGGCGATCTCCAGCACGTCGGGATGCAGCGGCCGGACCTTGGTCGCGCCACCCTTGCCGGTCACTGTGATCGTCCTGGAGATCAGGTCGAAGTGCTCGCCCTTGACCTTGGCGATCTCGTGCACACGGAGGCCCCCGAGGACGGCCAGCACCACCATGGCGCGGGTCCGTTTCCACATGCGAACGCGCAGGATGCGGCCTAGTTCTTCGTCGGTAACTGGTCGCGCCTCGCTCTTGGGGCGCCGTGGCGACGGGATGTTGATCATCGGGTTGTCTACGCGATGCCCCTGCGTCTGGAGCCACAGGAACCATGCGCGCAAGGCGCTGTGATAGGTCCACCGCGTTCGCGCTGACCAACCTTCGTCGCCGTCGGCACCCTCGGCGAGCCATCGCACGATGTGCTCAAGGGTGGCCAGCTCTGGCGCGACGCCGCACCACTGTGCCATGCGCCCAACCGTCCAAGTGCGCTCGGTGACCGTGCGATACGACAAAGATTGGGCGTATTGCCATGTCGCCCAAAGGTGTACGAGTGATGTGTGGTGCGAGTGAAGATCAAGCATTCCGCCCCCTGATGGTCGATTGTCGGGTGGCGGCTGGTTGGATTCCCCCCGGTCTCCGTGCCGCCCGGTAGAGCCCGAAACTAGGGCGAGATGGGCTCGGCTACAAGCCTTTTCGGTCACCATTTGAGCACCTTCCTGTAACTATTGGCACGGGCGTTCCAACTCAATCTGCCTCCGCTACCGGCTGATTTGGGAGTGGCGTGCAGAAATGTCGGACGCGGCAATAACGTGATTTGGCTGTTGCGAAATTCAGTGATCCGCGAGGAATGAGGCAAATCGGTCGGTTTTGCCTATGCCGTAGAAGCGACGCCGCTCGCGTGAGCGGGATTGGCCTTCGCCCCACAGCATTACGCCGTTCAACGCGTAGACGACATTGGCGTAAGCGGGTGTGCCTGGCAATCGATACACGCATTCACGGATCGGCCCCGTAGCGTCCGAGGCGCCACCGTTGGATACCCACCCGTGGACAAGGGCTGTGCGGCCGTGGTCCTGCGCGTCGCTCACGCGGTGGCCCGAGCTTCCAGCGCCAGGTCAATGCACACGGGCAGGCACCCGCAGTCGTACGGCCCGTCATGGTGGTATCCGATGCATCGGTCATCCGGGCAACCGCAGCGGTCGCCGCACCAGGTGTCACCGCCCATGTGGTGACGAACGTAGCCGACGATCGTTAGACCCGACTCCCTGATCGCGGTACGTGCCGACCTGCTGAGCGCGCTCACGCCGCGATCCGCTCAGGTTCGGAGGGTGGCACCACACGCGGGGCAAACGGATAGGGTGACGGTTTGCCCCGCTTCGTCAGACTTGTAATGAATAGGTCAGGGGTTCGATTCCCCTGGGTGGCTCCATCCCTTCAGGTAGGGGCCTTATGAGTGTTTTCTGAGTGTCCCCATGAGGGCTGCAGCAGACGATAAATGGACGGCAATTTGAGTGACGTGGTCGGCGACTGGCGACGCGCCCCCCGATACTGGCCGTGACCGGGGCGAACCTGGCCGCTACGGACCGCGTCACGCGATGCCACCCATAAATGCAGTGCCAACCGGTCCGGGTGGCCGAGTTCTGTCGTCGCGGTGGCAAACCAGGCTGACGCCGACTGAGGCCATCAGGCTGTTCTTGGGCTATTACGACACAGGTGACGTAGCGCTGGGCTGGCACCTGCGCGAGTAACCCGAATTCGCCGACGCCGGGTAGGGGACGTGCCCACCGCTGTGTGGACACTCCTGTAGCCACTTCTGACCTGGGCGTGATGTTGAAATACCCCTTCCGTGGCACGCAAGGGGTAGCCCGATGGAAAGCGCTGTTGGCGTTCCTGGGCGGATTCATCGGAGTGTTCGCGCTCGTGATCGCGTGCACGGTGGGCGTCGCGGGCAAGTCGAGTGTGGCAGGGAAGCTAGCCCCAACGACGAATAACGCCCCTCACCGGGTCGGGGTGAGGGACGCTATTTCGTTGGGCTGCAATTGGTATGGCCGTGCTCAGTATTGTGGGTCAGGTCGACTTAGGACCAGAGCTCGGGAATAGGTATAGGGCGATCACGTAGAGGATGTCGATGGTCTCTGCCACCACGGACGCGAAATAGGCGACGATGACGCTTGGTTGCAGATCTTCTCATTCCGACCAGATGTATAGCCCGAGTGCAAATGTGGACGCGAACAAGAGCCCTTTGACGGCGTTAATGGCTCCATTGATCATGGTTGCTCGGTAGCCGTAGGCCGCCTGTAGTTCCCGCGCTGGCCTACGACGATGGCCAGTTGCGCTTCCAGGTCGCGGACCTTCCGTGATGTAAGGGCCTGCCATCCGGCAAGGATTACTCCGAACACGCCGCCAATGGCCTGGATCAGTTCGGGTTCATTCGGCCGGTCCGTCGGATCCGCCGCCGCGGAGGGGCGGGCCGAGGTGGGGCGGGCGGGTTATCCCCCTGGGGCAACCCCGGTGACCACTAGCTGTCTCGTTAAAAGCCCATTTCAGAATGCTTTATCAAGATCGATATGCTCTACTAGGCAAACCCGCTGAACAAGCGGCCGACCAGCACATGGGGAGGTTTGGCCACGATGCATAGAACGGCAATCGCTCTACTCCTACTTGCAATCGCGCTATCTAGCGGTGGTGTCGCCGCCCCCGTCGCCAGTGCCGATCTGGTGTCCATGTCACGCGAGGACTGCGACGCGTGGAAGGAGCCGCTATTCGTACGTAAGGACAAATTGGAGGCGAATTTGTCTGGTCATGCGCAACGCATACAGGCCCTCCGAGCGGCTATGACTAGGCATAACAACAGGCAAATCGACAACACCAACCAGGCTGCGGTTGATGCATACAACAGCGAAGCTGATCAACTGAATGCCCAGGTGGCCCAGCTCGATGCTGAAGCTGATCAACTCAATGCCGCGAGAGATGAATGGAGCGATGAGTTCGACCGGTTTCTCGCCCAATGTGCGGACTACTACGCACCAATCGCTCCACGGCAACCCACCCCTCCATTGAACAGCGCTGCCCTCATAGACCTCGCCGCGAGGCTGGTGGACTCACCGGACGATCAGAATTAGTCCCATCAGTTCCTCTCGGTCACGAAGGTGACGCCCGGCTGATAGACCAGCTTGTCCGACTTCTCGCGGTTGTGCACCCGATGAGCTGGCACGATGTTGTCGAGTGTGTCGGGTCCGCCCTTGGTCAACGGGATGACGTGGTCAATGGTGAAGCTCAGCGGATCGAGATAGTGCGCCGCATAGGCGATCGGCTCACCGCACCAGTGGCACGGCGGCTGAGGACCGAACGGACTAGGCGGTAGTCCGCGAGCGATGATGCGACGGTGCTTGTCACGGGTCGTGGTGTTGCACTAGATCACTGCGGTCTCCAATCACCCTGCCCTGAAACGACAAAAACCCCAGCTAGGCCGGGGTTTTCATGCAGTGAACATAGTTGTCCCACCGACATGTTGGGACTCATTTTGCCATACGTGCAGGTCAGTAGCGGTTACTCCGGTTTGGTGCGTGTCGCGCGATGCGCTGCCAGCTGGGGTGCATCCCGTATGGGCAGCCGCGACGGTACGTGTGTGATCACTACGCCCGTACCGTGCTCGTTGAGCCGTACTTCGCCGTCGGCCCATGGCTGGACGGACAGCGGTACTTGCACCGTGCGAGTACCGAGTTCATCCTCATTGACCGGTGGCAGCCAGACCACCTGATAGCCCTGTCGCCGAGATGGTGCAACAGTGCCCGCGCCACCTTCCCAGCGATCTCTGCCTGTGACAAGACCGCCGTTTCGTCACTCTAGCCCTGCCTGACCTCATTGCGTACGAGCCGCTTCCCCCGGAAGAAGTCCGGGATTGCATTGATGACCTCGCCCATGGCCGTGAAAGCGTCCATGGGCGAGATCTACGCGGAGAGTCCGACATGACGGCTAGAATGCGGGCAGGATATGGAGATCTGGCGAACACGGTCCGACCCACCGACCGAGACGTGGTGCCCCATCGTCGATGTTGCTCCAAGATCGCGGTACCGCGCGAGGGTCTTCATGCTGTGCCTACCAGCGGAGATGCAAAGCCCGCACTTCTCTGGCTAACTCAATAGCAGGGGTTTTATCGACATGGCAACCATGTTTGTGTAATGATCTGCCCAGGGTCGCGTTCAGCGTCGGCGGAAGGGGCGGTTGTATTCATGGTCATGAAGGATCGTTGGACAATGCCCGCAGGTTTGCGGCGTGCGTCGGCGCTGGTGGCGATTGTCGCCCTGGTGATCGGCGGAGCGAAGATCGTCGATGTCTACACCCTCCCGGGTAGTGGCTTTTCGACGGTCGCGACCGTGGCCGCGGACCCAACGGGACCTCCGGGGCCGACCGGCGGCATGGACGGTGGGATGAATGGCTCCCAGTTCCAGCCACCGCAAATGCCCAGCTCAATGCCTGACTACCAGGGCGGCAACAACCAGCCGCCGCTGGATCAGAACTCGGGTATCAGCATATACAACACGGGATCGCCTGGTGTGCAACAGGTTCCGGGCCAGCAAGGTGGGCAACAGGCGCAACAAGGTTGGGACCAACCTGCCCACGGCACGCAGATACCCGACTACCAAACCAATCCCGGCTACACCCAGGGGCCCGGGAAGCCAAACCCCGATTTCCAAGCACCGCAAGAACAGGCCCCGCAGCAAGGCCAGCAGCCACAACAAGGCGACACGAACCAGGCTGCGCAGCAGCCGAGTCAGGAACGCGAACCGTCTCAAGTCGATCAGCAAGACCGTCAGATCCAGCAACAGTGCGAGCTGCAGGCCGAGGATTTGGGTCTACTTGAGGAGTTCCTGTCATTCGTCGGGGAAGCTCTCGGCGGCGCAGGGGATGTCTTCAAAAAGCCCGAACGAAAGTTCGCTCCCGCACCGCAGTGTGGCATCTGCGGCAAGCCAATGCTGCCTCAGCGCCCTGCCCCGCAGTCGCCGGCGCCTCCGACTCCGCCAGCGCCAGTGCCGTTCAATAACTACACGCCTAAGACATGGGGCGCATGCCCGGTCGACGGGAGCAAAGAAACTAAGGTTGTAGCCACCTTCCTGCGTAGCGGAATGTCCTCGACTCTCGGTTCAGGTGTCAGCACCCTGTATTGCGGGACGTCAGGCTATGGCTTGAACCACCTCTATGCGAGGCATCACGACCAAGACTGGCAGAATAAGAGCTTTGAGGGTGGGAATCCCGGCAACTGGCGTTATCTTGCTGATTATGCAATTGCCGCTGTACTTGCATATCCGCAAGGTGCGGTTTATCAGCCAGGAAACAATACATGGATGTACTATCGTCAAGTCGATCTCATCACGGCTGATGGAAAAGTGATTCCTGGTCACTCCTTTTGGGCTCGCGTAGTGGTCTCGAATTCGGATGGAAAGATAATCACCGCCTTCCCGTCGAGCTCGCCCCCAATCAAGTAATGGTGCGTTGCAATGAATACTGAAGATAGAAATGCGATCGTAGAACTGGCCGAGATGGTCGCTGAAGGAACAGAATGCACATTGGAGGAGGTGTCTACGGGCCATTGGATCGTGCGAGTTAGCGGTAGCGAACGGACGCTGGATTTTATTGTGGATCCTCCGGGGGCAAAGCTGATAATTGAGCATCATGGACGAACCGTTAAGCGCGTGTGGCCAGACGATGATAGTTTCCATGCTGGGCTGAAGATCCTCGCTGTTCATATCGACGAATTAATTGCCACAATGAATAGTGATAGGAATCGCATGGTCCTTGCGCGGGAAGGGGTGTATCTGGAATGAATCGAAACCCACTCAGAACACTAATCATCATCTCGCTCGCGATATCGGCCTTCGGCGCTTGTAGCAGACAGGGGCACGTTACATCAAATCAGGAGTCAGCGACAGCCGACCAGCGATGCACTGCAATCTCTGAAAAGCTCGGGAGCAGAATCGAATTCCTCAGGCAAGCGCAACACATCGTTCTTCCTTCTGATAACAATGATATGAGGCTCGGATGCGGTTGGCATAGGCCCAGTGACGAAATGGCGTTATCGGTCTACATCACACGACCGGGAAATGTGCATGATGATATTGCGGAGACTCGCAAGGAGTACTCGGGCCAGAATGAGCCCATAGTTGAAAGCCCCGTATCGGGTGCGACAGTGATGCGCGTACCAGGGATTCCTCGGACGATCGCGTTCACCGAGGCTTGCAGAATCGACGTACTTACGCCTGCTGACTTACGCGATCTAGACCTTTCTCACGTCGTGGTTGAAGCAGTGCAGACCGTGGGCTGCAACCCGCTGGACAACCACCAACCCGAAGAAAGCAACCGGGACTTCGATCAGATACCCGGACAATACCCGACTCCGGCAACGCTCACTGGCAACGGAGCAAATGAAGCCGTCGTGGGGTCCTGTGCGACGCTGAAAGGCCGACTGGTCGATGCGACGTTGGTCACCGTGGACTGCGGATCGCGTGAAGCCGTCTACAGAGTCATCCAAAGGGTGAATGTCCCAGGAGAATGCGTCCAAGATGCAGACCGCAAGTTTTACCGCAATACCAAGTCTGGTGGGCAGTGGACTGCCTGTTTGGATTTGAAATGGGACGAAGCGCTCTGCGTAAACATTGGTGATTCCGAGGTCTCAAAAGTCGAGTGTGGCGACCCGAATAGTTCGAGCAAGTTCAAGCCGACGAAGGTAATTTTGAACACTACAAATATTCACGACTGTCCAGACGGCGGATTCCAACACCCAATACGCCGATTTACCGTTTGCACCGAGCCGCAGAAGTAG